TACGTCAAGCAGTTTATCATCTTCAAGCAGCCCGTCATCACTATCGTCGTTGAGCAGTTTGTCCAGTACGTCAAGCAGTTTATCATCTTCAAGCAGCCCATCATCTTCAAGCAGTCAATCAAGCAGTTCATCCAGCCAATCATTATCGCCAAGTAGCACGTCGTCGGTCAGCAGCCTATCGTCTTCAAGCAGCCCGTCATCCCAAAGCAGTCAATCAAGTAGCCCATCGTCGTTGAGCAGCTCTATCAGTAGCTTGTCTTCGATGAGCAGTTCCTCCAGCAGCCAACCATCGTCGAGCAGTTCGGGGGGAACGTCATCATCATCGAGTAGTGAATCATCTAGTTCTAGTTCCAGTCCTGGTGTTGTGGACTGGCCTGATTCTAAATCGGTGACGAAGATGGGGCCTTGTTCTGTGGTGGTTGATGGTATGGGGCCATTCAGCAAAACGATATCGGGTTTGGGGCCCGCTTCGGCTACAATATCTAAGGGAGTATGATATGTCCTTGATCTATGCATACAAAGCCAGGGGGATGAAGCGGGCCCTTGCCATCAAGAATGCCGATGGTGAAACCATTACACCGGGATCAAATGACCTGGTCCGGATTACCATAGGGAGAGAGGGCGAGACGGCTAAGCTCACGGTGACTTCGGGGACGCCCACGTCCAATGGCAGTAGCGTGACAAAGGGGGCGAGCAACGTGCTGAGGCTGGATGGTGGAGACCTTGACTTTGATCCGGGCACGTACACGCTCAAGGTTGATTATTTTGACAATGCCGATAGTCAGGAATGGAAAAACGTAGACCGACAGGTTTTTGTTTTGGAAGGGGAATGAGATGATCACCGAGTTTATGATGGTGGGTGGTTTGTTGTTTTGGGGGTTTTTGTTCCTCATAAGTTTGACGCTCATTGCTTGTGTGGAATCAGAACAGAGTTGGGGTTGGGGGCTGTTCCTGTTAGTTGTTGTGGGTGCTGTTTTGATGTTGTTTAGTGATGCTTGGGTATGGGTGAAAGAGAATCCATTGCTTGTTGTGGGGTTGATTGTGGGGTACATGCTGGTTGGGGTTGCGTGGACAATCCCTCGTTGGATCATTTTCCTGCGACGTGTGCGGACCAAGTTGAAACAAGCCAGAGTGCGTTTCTGTGACAAGAATGGATTAGATTGTGGGCCAGGGGAGCGGTTGCCACAGGAGCACTGGAAGGCGTGGTCCGATGAGGTGTGTTGGCGTTTTGTGCGGTATGGCATATCGTTCGATGCTGATAAGGGCGAACTGAATCCACCCTCCTTCTCGGTCAACCGGGATATGATCATTGTCTGGGCACAGCTCTGGCCCTGGAGTGTTTTCTGGACAATCTTCCGTGAGATTGTCATGGAGTTCATTGAGACCGTGGTGGATTGGTGGGGCCAGTTATACGGCCGACTGTCTGAATGGTTCTTCAAAGACATTTGAGGTTGTGACATGGGACAGATTGTAGATATCAGCGAAGTGCTACTCCGCCTCGGTTTATCATCTTCGGTGACTGAAGAGGAGAGGGCCATTGTAGGAGCAGCACTGCAGGAGGCCGAAGGTGAGGTGAAGCGGCATCTGCGATACGATCCGGCCCAGGCGTCCCGAACCGAATTCTACCCGCAGCAGATGATCGGGGCATCTTCACGAGAGGGTGCGTGGGAATCGACAAACACAGAGGCATACATACGCCGTGTGAGTGAATCGGCTACAAGTGAGTTGTTTGTGCGTCACCTGCCAATTCGGAGTAGTCCAGCCATTGACCTCCGGATTGATTACGATGGCAAGGCAGGGGCCAAGACAGGGGCCTTTGCTGTCACCACGAAGAAAGTTGAGGGCACTGATTTTTGGCCCAATTACGACATGCTGGATTCGGATGGGCATGGGGTTTGTCGTGATGGAATAGTAAGATCCATTGGTTTGTGGCCAACCGAGGCAGGGTCGGTGAAGATTGCCTACACGGCTGGGTACACGGATTCCGAGTTGCATGGACAGGATACAATGATAGATGCTTCACCCATCATGGGGGCAATAATTGGAGAAGCCATCCGCCGGGCGAAGATCATATTCACAAACATGAAGACATCTCGTGGGTGGGCAGCCGGCAATTTGAATAGTGAGAGCTTGGGTGATTACAGCTATTCGACCGATGGTTCTGGGGCCGGTGTCACTCTGAGCAACGCTACGCTGCTTGGAACCACAAAAGAGAAGCTGGCTGATTTTGTTAATTGGGGGTTTTCCTTGGGAGGCTAATTGGGAGTTGATTGGTGAGTTTGTTAGACAACCTACCGCATCGTTGTACTATAAGACGACGGACCCGTGCAAAGGGCTCGTTGGGTGGCTCCAAGGATTCGTATACGATTGAGCAGACCAGTGTGGAGTGTTGGCAGCAGCCGGCTGGTGATAGTGAGATTGCTGAATTCCAGAAGGATGGTGTCAGCATTTCGCACAAGGTCTACTTTGTTGCTAACCCTTCGGTTACCAGCAGGCATCAGTTGCTGATAACTTATTGGGATGGGGCTGTGGTCAGCACCCCCGTTCCTCTGGATGTGGTAAGTCATTCGGTGCCCGATGCATCTGCTGGGATGGGCGTCGTTTGGCGGGTTTTTTGCAATGAGGTGAGATGATGCGTGTTGTGTGTGAGTCATTTGAGGATTTCCTTGCTGATGTTCAATTTCAGATTAAGGAGAACGGGCCAAAGGCAGTTGCCGACAAGACAATTCGGTTATCTACGACAAAGCACCCAGTTGGTGAGGGCGAAGGAAAAGAAGCAGTTCGTCTTATGGTTACGATGCACTGTTCTGCTATTATTGTGTCGGGAGAGGTGGGATACCTGCTGGAAGCAGGTGAGGAGTGTGGCATTGATTACAATGATGCTACGCAAGAGAAGAATGGATCAAAAGCAATGGGTGTTAAAGTTGCTGCCCTGGGCGACTTTTGTGATTCTGCTGGGCTGGTTATTAGACCTGGTGTTATTGAAATGTAGAGGAGAACGCGATGCCGGATGAGACCTACCATGATTCAAATGTTGATGCCAAGAATCATTTCATGGAGAGCTTTGAGAAGGCCACATTGGAGGATGATGGTCGATGGATGGGGGCTTTGTGGCGAGTGAAGGATGGGAAGATTCAGCTCATTCAGCTCACTACCCACAAATTTCCCAAGGGTGATTTTCTGGCTGCCGTTGCTCATTTAAGCAATTCGCTGTTTGAGCGGATTAAGGAAGTTGGATTGACACTGCCCACCAATCCCCTGCCACCCCCGCCCCAGTTCAATTTGGTGGATGGAGATGGTGAGGATCGGAAACCGACAGTGGCATTGAATCCCTATGAAGAAAAGGACCCGGAGGATGGGGCCGAGGGGCGTGGACCCGATGGTGAATAAGCTGCGATACTGGTGGCGGTTTCGTCGGGAGTCACGTCGATTTGCAGCCGATTTTGAGCAGGCCACCAGATGGAAACGAGAAGCGCTTCGATGCTTGCAGGATCTGAGTCGCAGCACAAAGCGACTGGAGCAGTTGTTGGCACGGGTGCAGGAAGAAGCCGAAGACGTTGCTGAGAAGTTAGCCGACACGGATAAGCTGGTGAAGAGCTATGATTACGCCGAGGAGGCGTTGAATAACAAGCTCTTGGTGATGGAAGAGGCCCTCAAAGACATGACGTTGCTGAGGGAAATGACCCGAGAGCAGGTCAAGGCTGATATAGCTGTACATGCAGCTAGACAAGAGGCCCTGGCGCACACTGAGAGGAGGGACGAATGAGTGTTTTGAAAAAGGCTTTTGGCTCAAGTCGGGCTTTGTCAGTTGTGGCACATGATCGATCCTACCGAATCAAGGCCGGCGGTGTGGGCAGCACATTGACCGCACCCACAAACTTCGGTGGGATGACTGATTGGGCTAATCAGCGTGGGTATTCGGAGAAGTACGGCCTATTTCATTCGTGGTTGTACTCGGCAATCAATGCTGTTGCTTCCGAAGCGGCTGGCCAGCCCGTCTGTGTTGGTCAGATGAAGGGCAAGGAGACAAAAAAGAAGGAACAGCAGGAGAAGTTGGTCATTGTGAAATCGAAGATGACCACCACGGCAAGGAGTAAGACCGCCAACCAGGAGTTGGAGGTGCTTGGGGATTCGCCCCTCCGGGGTGTCTTGGAGAATCCCAATCCCATTCAGGGCAGATGGCAGTTTGTTTATGCAGCTGTTACTAATCTGTGTTTGACGGGATGGTCATACATTGTCTATGGCAAGACCAAGGAGGGGTTGGAGTTGTATGCTCTGCCAACGACCTGGGTGACCCCATGCCACGAAAAGGGCGCCTTTGCCCAATTCAAAGTATCTAATCCCAAGCGACGAGCAGTGGGGGCTGAACCCGTTGTGTTGGGCAGGGACAACGTGGGGTTCATGCACTTGCCCAATCCCAGCGATCCGCTGAGTGCCATGGCCCCGGCATCGGCTGAGATGATGGCCATTCGGATCAATGATCATATCTGGACTAGCCGTGAACAGTTTTTCAGCAACGGGATTTTCCCTTCGGTGATCGTGACCATTGGCAAAGAGCCACACCCCGAAGTCGCAGGGGGTATCCGGCCCAGGCTGACGGGTTCGCAGCGGAGGCAGGTAAAAGGGGCCATCAGCAAGGTGATGGGAGGTGTGGCCAACTATGGCAACCCAGCGATCGTGGATGGTTTGATCGAGAAGATTGAACGGCTGAGCATGACGCAGAATGAGATGGGATGGGACAAGTCTGAGGAGTCAGTCAAACGGTCGATCCTCTCTGCCTATGGTGTTCATCCCTACATTTTGAATGAGGCGCTGAACGTTGGTGGATATGCACAGGCCACAAACATTGAGAAGCGTTTTCACAAACGGGTCAACACGTATTTGGACATGCTTGGCAACGTAGTGACAAATTTGGTGGGCAATGCTGAGGAGGACGAGGAAAGCAGTCTGTTGGTTTGGTGGGAGAAGTGTGAGAGTCAAGATCCTCAACAGCGAAACTCGATGCTTCGATTTGCCAGGCAGAACAATGACATCAGCCAGAACGAATTTCGGGCTGAGTTGGGGTTTGCTCCTGATGAAGATTGCAACGAGTCGGTAATTGACAAATCATCCATTCCTGGCATTGTTAATCTGCTTGGCCAGGTGGGGCAGGGGAGCATCACGCCGGAGCAGGCAAGAGCCGTAATGGAGGGCCTTGGCATTCCGTCCGATATGGCCAAGAAGATTGCGGGCAAGGCTAAGGAGGTAGCAGCCGTGCAGCAGGCGACTGGTGCATTGCAGGAGGCGACCGAGGAGCTTCGGCAGACACCGGAGGAGGAAGTTGAGAAGTTGGCGAATCTGATATTGAAGGCCGCCCAAAGCTGATAAGGATTTGATATGCCCGTGATCGAAGACAACAAGCTGGAAGTCACTTGTGGCCTGGTTACGGTTGCAAAAGATCTGGTGAAGATGAAGCGGGATGTGATGCTGGTCCAGATGCGACGAGCCGTTGCCCGGAGTGTGCATTTGAAGCAGGTCAACAAGTTGGAGGGGAATTTGGTTGATGTGATTGCCCCAGTGATTGAGCAGCAGGTAAAAACGATAGCAAGCGGGTTGGCTGAATTGGATGGGCCAGAATCCAAATCTGTGACATTGGAAAAGTCACACGCCGATACGGCTCATGCCCTGGTCCAGCACTCGTTTGATGCTAAGGGGGAGAAGGACAAGCTGGTGGATGAGATGCTGCCCGTCTTGGCGGCACAGATGGCTGAGTCGGCCATTGCCCATTTTTTGCAGATGGGTGTTGTTATTCGGAGGAAGAAATCAGTATCGGAGAAGTTCAATCCACATCATGGACCAGACGGACGGTTTTCATCGGGATCGGGTAGTGGGGGTGGTCATTATGCTGATACATCTCAGGGCGTTGATACACAAACTGCTAGTGCGTTTGCGGCAGCTACTGCAAAGACAGGTGAGGCGTTCGAGGCCACTTGTTACAGAGGCACGGGTTTGTCCGGAGCAGAAGCTGCTCGGACCCGCATCCCAAGTCAGTATGCACAGGGGGAGTACTGGTCGCCATTTCCGGAGGTGGCATCAACGTATGGCCCTGACGTTTTGTCGCAGAAGGTGACGCTTCAGAATCCAAGGGTGTTTAGATTGCCAGGTAAGAGACCCTATTTTGCTGAATTGCAGAGAGAGTTCGGGACAAAAAACCCAGTGGAGATTACACAGAAGCTGAAGAGTGATGGTCATGATGGTTTGATTGTGCAGAATGTTCCGGTTAATAGACGCTCTCCTGATGGGGAGGGCGTTTCCATGGGGGATTCGGTTGAAGTTATTTTGTTCAACAAGACAAAGAGCTTTGAGAAGTTCAATCCATATCACGGACCAGATGGACGGTTTTCATCGGGATCAGGTTCTGGTGCTCACATGGCCCCAGATACAGGTGGTGGAGCAGGTGGCGGTTCTGGGGGAGCATAAACACCACATCCAGGATGGAGGATGGTTGGTGTCTTTGCAAATTTGGTTGATGAGCTTATGGATATTGAGCTGATGGCCCAACAGGATGATGTGAGTCAGGAAGATTGGGGATGGCAGGTGGATGCACTGTTTCAAAAATACGCTCTATTGTTGGTTGGGGTAGATCCCCCAGCCCAATCATTGATGTGAGACTGCCTATGCCCACTACAGCGTCAGAATGGCTGGCTGAGCATCCGGAGGATGTTGGAGCCCTAACGGAGATGCTCGCAGGGCTGGATGGCTTTCCCATTCAGGTGTGGACGGAGATGCCTGAAGACATGAAGCGGATCATAGCTGAGCAATTAGTGGAATCGTTCGCTCAGCCGTACTGGGATGATATCTCTGCTGTGACTGCTGGTCATGCGGAAGAATATTTGGTGAAGGGACTTCAAGAAGGGTGGTCCATCCGCAGGATTGCCAGCACGATGGCTGAGAGCTTTCAGGGTGGGACGAGCAAATATGCAATGATGCGAGCCACCAGAATAGCCCGCACAGAAAGCGGACATGCGCTGAATGCAGCCCGCAAGGCTCCCATAGACCAATTGATGGCTGAATTGGGCCCACAGGTGCCCATGCAGCCCGTGTGGCTGAGTGTGTTGGGGAACACGACGAGGGATTCCCATGCCAACCTGGATGGTGTGCCGGCCGACGAAAATGGTGAGTGGGAATTGGGTGGTGTTAAGATCCCATGGCCAGGACACATCAGTTTACCAGCTTCAGAGCGGTGCAATTGTTTTCCAGCCGGAACTTTAGTTGAAGGCGACTTTGTCGGGTCGCAGCGTGCGTGGTACGAGGGGGAGTTTGCCAAAATCGTGACCGCGTCTGGAAGACGTCTCACCGTGACCAAAAATCACCCAATAGTAACCTCTAAGGGACTTGTTGCTGCAAGCATGTTGCAGCCAGGTGATAAGGTCCTTGCCTACAATTCCAAGATCAATAGCAGGCATTGTTCCCCCGTTGGTGTGGACAAATTTGCCATTGATACATTTGCGAGTCACCTTCTTTCGAGCGGCAATCAAAAACAGGACAAACCAGCCCCTATCGAGCAAGTATGCCAAGCGTTCTTTTCCGGGTTTATTTCCAGTTTGGGGACGGGGTTGGTTGAAATCCGCGACACTCAGATGGACGATTTCTATGGCGACGGAAAATTCATCAAGGGCAAGATCGAGATTGTAAGGGCCAACTGGAAATTGCTGCAAGACGGGAAATTTGGCCAATTTGAGAAATGTGGCGATTCGATCTTCGTCCTTGAACCTGCCGAGTTGTCGGTGAAATTTGGTGATGGCTCTAGCAGATTTTGTGGCGTCGGAGTCTCGGGAGCCGCGACGTGCTTTCCATGCTGCACCGAGAGTCTTTTGGATGTACGAGGGCGATTTGAAATTACGCCATCGGGCTCGTTGGCTGTCGGAGTAGCTGCGGATTTTAATACCAGCCTCAAGGAATCGGCGGCGAAGGAGGGGGCGGGAGTGTCCAGTTTCCTTCGAGATTCGCTGCAGCGATACCCCGGAGTTGTATTGTTCGATGAGATCACCGAGGTTCAAAATTTCTATGCGTCTCATTATGTGTATGATCTCCAATCGAGTTATGGGTTAATTGTTGCGTTTGATCCTGATTCTACAGGGTTGGGGGGCATTGTCAATAGTAACTGCCAATGCACCATTGTTACCCAGTTTGGTATGCAGGAGGGTGATGCCCAGCAGTTGATCCAGCAGTACTTCGACCGCAAGCTGGATTATGAAGGGGGCAAATCCGTATCGGAGAAGTTCAATCCCTACCACGGACCAGACGGACGGTTTTCGTCAGGATCAGGTGGTGGAGCCCACATGGCTCCAGATACAGGAGGTGGAGCAGGTGGGGGTGGGGGTGCTGGGATTGGTTCTTTCAAAGTGGGCACGAAAAACAGCAAGAGCGAGCGGAGGCTGCATAAGACGTGTGCTAAGTTTTCAAGAGATGATCAGATGCTTGATGAGGACTTTAACACACCAGCTAGAAGGATAAACGAGCAGGCTGCTCAGGCTAATGGCGTACGTGAACGGTTTAAGAAGCCGAAGGCTGATTTTGAGATTCGGGTAGTAAGAACAAAGGATGTTACACCGAGCCAGGATTACGATGATTGGATGGATGATCACGCTAAAAATATGGCTGGTTTGTTGAGAAAATTCAACGGCCCACAGGCTACCGACATGATGGAGGGAGAGGTTATTAATGTGGTCACGCCCATAGCAATCGAGAAGGGCGGAAAGCTCATCGATGGGAACCATAGGCACGCAGCACACGTCATCAATGGGGAAGATCATATTGTGGCTATTGTTGCTTTGGAAAGGCCCCAAGCTACTGGAAAAGTGGTAAATATGACGGAGGCTCTGCAGGCTTTGAGGCATATGAAGTCGGCTGAGTTACTGGAGAAGTTCAATCCACATCATGGATCAGATGGACGGTTTTCGTCAGGATCAGGTGGTGGCGCTCACATGGCCCCAGATACAGGAGGTGGAGCAGGTGGGTCAGCGGCTGGTGGGGGGAGCACACGCAGTTCCAGAGCCAAGCGAACACACAAACCAAGCACAAAAGAAAAGCAGCAGAGAGCGGAATCTGAGCAGGCCCGATTGGCAAAACTGATTAGGGGCACAAATACCGACGACAATGATGCTTTCGATGTGTTGGGATCGGGTTGGGCCGTCGAGGTCAAAACCATAATGGACAATAACAACAACAAGATAACGATGCACCCGAAAAGTCGACGGAGGAAGGAATCTTATGCAGAGGAGCATGGGGTAACAAAACACACGGTTGTGATTGATGTGAGGGGCAGCAAGCGTAGTTATTACCACAAGGCAGGAGTCGGGGCTTATCGTTTGTCGTCTATGAGCAGGATTTCTGTTTCTGAAATCAGAGAAAGGCTGGGGGCATGAGTTACTGGCTCGAAGACGAATCTGGTGATTTCCTTGGTGATTTTGCTACAAATCATGGAATCATCACAATGCGGGAGAGAGCTGGCCCATTGCTGATGGAGTTGCTTGATAATGGGGAATTGCCTGCAAACAAGCTAAGGGGCTTGGGGGATGAGGTGAAGGAATCACCCGAGCTTGTCTACATTTCAGATCTTGTCGTGGGAGCTGAAGGATCAGTTTTTATTACGGATGGTTGTGGTAGTGCAGATATGGGAGAACAAGATGTCTAATCGGAATGGTAGGGTTCGGAGATCGTCACCAGATCGGCTAACCATAAGCGATGCTGATACAATTGCCCTTAGTGATGCCGTCCACGATCGGTTTGTGCGGGTGGCTGATGAGTGGTTGCGATCATGCAAGGAGCAGCTCCCAATACCGAAGGAGATCGACCAGGATCTTCTTCGATGGAGAACAATGGTTGTTCGATTCAAAAGTGGTGATTTCCGCAACACAGAGAGTGAATTGATGGCTTTAAAAACCATCGCCCAATGGACCGTTGATGTGAATAACCAGTTGAGGAATCAGCCGGATAAAAGGGTCAAGTGGAAGGAGGGCTCGGGATGAGTGTGCTTTATTTGTTGCTGGGTATGGTGTTGGGTTTTCTGTTGGGAATGGCGCTGGGAGCAGCATCAATCAAGGCCAATTTATCAGACACCGTTTTAGCTCGGTTGGGGGAGCGGCTTGGAGAGGGACGTGAATTTACTCTGACAGTTACCAAGCCCCAACAGAACAAAAAACAGGAACGAAAAAACCAGTTAGCGGAGCTCAATTGATGGCCCATCTTTTGAGGCATCCCAGGCCCAGGATTGCCGACGTCCAGTGCTCCCGTCTCCAATTCCAGCCGGGTGATCGTGTGCTTGTTCGGGTGTTTGGCAAGTTGGAAAAGGCTGCCAAAAAGAAGCTGAGCAAATCCATTCAGAAATGGGCTGGGTGTGATGTGGAGGTCTTGATCATAAACAATTTAGAGATGGAGCTTACTGTTGACCAATCGCACTAACGGCAATGGCTATGCGGAAATACTCAAGGATGAGGAATCGTTGGGCATCTTTCTGAAAAACCTGGCAAAGTTTGATCAGTTGTTTTGTGCGGAGATGATGTCGGGGCGTGAATTCTCTCTTAAAATGGAAGTTCATGCCAACAAGGGGGAGTTGATTCATTGCAGGGTGGACAGCACATCCTTTGATCGGCCGCATGGCGTGGAAAAAAGGGTTTCCTCTAAACAGAAGCGGCAGATTACCAAAACTAACCTTTGAGGTAATCTGCAAATAGGTTATATTTGGGATCGTAAGACGTCTAGGCTCTTCGTTGATGCTGCGGCGTGTTGTTCCAGGAACACACGTCGCTTTTTATTGGAGTCATGAGATGGGAAAGAATGTCACTTTTTACCTGGGACCGGGCGGCACTCACTTGGCGAGTCGTAGCTTGGTGGTCACCCGGATGCGAAGAGCCGGTGATGATTCAGCTCTGGCGGCTGCATACACAAATGCAGGTATTGTGAACACGACGGAAATACAGACGGTTCCCCTAGCTGATAGCACAATCTATCAGGCTGTGGGGGTGGATACCTTGGCGGATGGGTCGACGAGTGTGCCCGACGTTTTGAATTTCCACACGGGATCGTTGCAATTTCCTGGTCCCAGATCACAAGACCGTTTGTCGATCTTGGGCATGGAGGACTTGTCGAGTAGTTCCTCTAGCAGTTCTTCCAGCAGCGTTTCCAGTGGATCTTCCAGTTCCTGGTCGAGCACGAGCAACAGCTCTAGCCACAGTAGTTCGAGCAGTTCCAGTTCCAGTAGTTCGAGCAGTTCCAGTTCGGTCAGCACGAGTAGCATCAGCACAAGCTCGGTCAGCTCCAGCTCCAGTTCGATTAGCACAAGCTCGGTCAGCTCCAGTTCGATCAGCACAAGCTCGGTCAGCTCCAGTTCCAGTAGTCCGAGCAGCTCCAGTTCCAGTAGTTCGAGCAGTGTAAGCTCCAGTAGTTCGAGTAGCTCCAGTTCGATCAGCACAAGCTCGAATAGCTCCAGTTCCAGCAGTGCGAGCAGTTCTAGTTCCAGCGGCTCAAGCAGCTCCAGTTCCAGCAGTACGAGCAGTGCATCGTCCAGTAGTTGGTCCACCTAAGATCAAAATGAACGCCATCGTCCAATCATGGAACAAGCACCTTGCCAAACCTCGATATGCAGGGGCTGACACTGTTGATGTTGGCGATGGGGTGGTTGTTTTGCAGAATGAGGTTCTAAAACCAGAGGTAAAGAAAATGGGTCATCCCGACAGAAAAGTTGTGATCAATGAGGGTGCGGTCAAGGAGCTTGCTATGCATGGTCCCCAGGACCGAGCTGAGGCCCTCTACCGCGAGACAGCCCGCACGTTGGATCGTTTGGGGCTGAAGGTGGGGAAAAAGCAAGCCGGATTCACACGGGTAGGACGGTTCGAGGGTGGTCGTCCTTGCTTGCATGATGTGGTTCTCTGGCTCAATGATCTGGAGGTCACACCCAAATACAAGAAGGATCTTGTTTTTCTGAAGAAGCTCCATGCTACTGTTCGTGGTAGGGCTTACGAAGAGACAATCGCCGAAGTTGAGGGCTGATCATGTTTCTCAGTTACGAGCGGGTGCGTGCAATAGCAACAGTCAGGACCGCTGCTCATTTGACCATCCCTGCAAATGCTACGTTTGTAGAATTGCAAGCAACCGAGCAAAATGTCCGGTACACGATGGACAATACCACCAACCCTTCCCAAGTAGTGGGCATGGTGCTTTTGACAACGGAACCACCTCGTCGCTTTGTGATCAGTGACCTGAAACGAATCAGATTCATTCGGGGTGCTGCTGCAGATGCTAGATTGAATCTGCACTATGGTTCGATGAGGGATGTGTAGATGCCATTGCCATTGCCAAAACAAGGGGAGGCCAAGGATGCTTTTGTGGCCCGTTGTGTGGCAAGTGATGCAATGGTCGATGAGTATGGTGACGACAAACAGAGGCTCGCAGTGTGTTTCTCTCAGTGGGAGAGGGCCCAGGAGCAAAAAGATATGTCCGTGAATGATAAGCTGCTCAAGGTGATTCGGTCTCGGCAGCAGAAGCAAACCGAGTTTGCCTACGGCATTCTGACGGCTGATCGGTACGTCCAGACACTGAGCGACGTTGCTGGTTTTGAGGTTTGCTATCGTTATGGTTGTCAGGGGCATGTCAGCTTCAATGATGCATTGGAGAAGGCTGCCAAGACCCTGGTCTACAGCAATCCCGACATGGTCTTGCTTGATAAGGCCAGGGATCAGTACAGCCGACTGTCGGGGGAAAGGGATCTGCCGAAGAACACGTTGATGGTTTTTCGGCATGTGCTTACTACCAGCAGGAAAGACCGCGATGGGGATGTTCTTCATGCAGATGGCATGGAAACCGACCCGAAGATGCTCCTGCTTTGGCAGCACGTTCACACAATGCCAATCGGTAAAATGCTGGCCGAGGTGGATCGGACCAAAGACAAACTGATCCTCGATTCATGCATCATTGACATCAATGATTTGTCCCACGATGCTGCCGTCATGATTGACAATGACATGGGCCGCTTTTCGCATGGGTTCCGTGCTTTGGAATTCCAGAAAATCAAAGCCGAGGATGGATCGGATAGTGGCTTTGACATAACGAAGGGCGAGATCATGGAGGAGAGCCTGGTATCGGTGCCGGCAAATCCGGATTCTGAAACCGAGCAGGTTCTGCTGTCATTGGTCGAAGGCAAGAAGCTCACAAGCCCGTTGATGAAAGAAGTAGGGAAAGGTATCCGCGAGAGGTTGCCGGTGACGGTGCCCGTTAAGCTGGATGTCAAGATGACCATCAATGGTCAGGAGGTGGAAGATGAGAACAAGTCCGGAGATCGAAAAGAAGAGGGAGGAGGAGAAACAGGCACATCAGAAAAAGCCGATGAGGGTGGTGGAAAAGAAGGCAAGCAAAAGCCAAAGCCCGAAGACAAGGAAGTGAAATGCCCGAAGTGCGGCAGCACAGACATTGAGGATGGTGTGTGCCAGGACTGTGGTTACAAGATGCCCCCTTCCATTGATTCTGGAAAAGATGCCGATGGGCAGGAGAAGGAATCATTTGATTGTGAGTGCCTGGATTGTGGCCATCAGGTGACTTCATCGAAGCACTGCGATGAGTTGGAGTGCCCTGAATGTGGTGGGGAGATGCGGAGAGCTGAAAGACCCGGTCCTGGCAAAGCCGGCAGGGTCATTTCGGGCACAAACGAGTCGAAGATTCGGGATGCCAAAGCTGATATTGATGAGGTGCTGAAGTCGGATCAGCTTGATCGGACGTTGAAGGCCACACTTCGCCAAGCCAGCAGGACACTCGACGCTGTGCTTGCTTCGTTAGGCACACCAACGCAGAAGGATGAGGGATTGGATGTTGCTGATGTGGCAAACATTGTGTTGCAGAAATTCACAGCTGTTCAAAGGCAGATTTTGGCCGATGCAATTGGAACCATCCGTGAGGTGGATAAGCAGGAGGCAGAGGCTGCTGCTGTTAATGCATTGATGGGAATCAAATTCAATCCGAATCATGGGGAAGGCCATTGAGATTAGATCTCCCAATCCATTCCCCATCAGGAAAGCGACACGTCGCGGTTTGGTCCGTGATGGTCACAGCGATCGGTCTTAGTTGAAAGGTTCAAAAATGAAAATGACCGGAGCTCTTAAGAAGTGGCTCGTCGAGAACTGCGACGTGAAGACGGACGCCAGTGATGACGAGTTCAAGAAGGCCGCCAGCGAGGCACTGATGGACGGCAAGTTGTCGACCGAAAAGTTCGCTGAGTTGTCCAAGGATGAGGCGACTGAGAAGGCAAACGAATTTGCCAAGAAGTTTGATGTCATTGCCGACAACCTGACCAAGGTTGTTGGTCTCCTGACTCCGAATGAGGAAGAGGAAAAGATCAAGGACGGCGAGAAGAAAACCGAGGAGTCCAAGGAGAAAAAGATCAAGGACGGCGAGAAGAAAACCGAGGAGTCCAAGGAGAAAAAGACCCCCAGCCGGTTGGCCAAGATGGTTGCCGAGCTTGGTGGCACCCCGGTCGAGGTCGACGGCAAGGATATTGATGCAAGGGTCAAGGATGCTTCCGAATCCTACGCCACGACGAAGTCGGCCCTCACCTATCCCGATCGGACCAAGGGCGGAGGCAGACACCCCCTTGCTGGTCAGCGGGTCCAGGTGCAAGGTGTGGGCATCGACAACTCCAGCGAATTGGACAAGGCCCTGAGTGGTGTATGGTCCAAATTCCAAATCCTGTCCATTACACCCCGTATTGCCGGCTCGAAGCGGCGGGCGTGGGAGATGATGACAGACCATGAGAAGGGACTGCTTTGTCACTTGGTGGAGAATTGTGACTGGGATGCCAGCACCGATGAGCATGTGAAAACGGTCAGGGGTTATGGTGGTGGAATCAAAGCCCTGATCGATGACTCCACCTCGGGCGGTCTGGAAGCAGCTCCGATTGTGTTTGACAACGAGGTCATCCAGGCTCCGTTGCTCAATGGTGAGTTGTACCCATTGGTGGATGAGAAGCCCCTGGACCGTGGCCGACGAATCGAGGGCGTCTCGACAGGCACGGTGACCGGGTCTTGGGGCGGCGTAGACGCATCGGCCATTTCGCTGTTCAATACGGCGTCCTATGTGGCGGCATTCGACACGACGGTCTACCGTTGGGAAGGTGCTGTGCAGGTGGGCCTGGACTTCCTCAGCGATACGCCCATCGATTTCAACTCTCACATCACGTCCCAATACGGACAGCGGTTGCTGGAGGATCTGGACGACGTGATCGCGGTTGGCAACGGAACAACGCAGCCGCAGGGAGTGATGAATGCTTCCGGTACAACCAGTGTTGCATTCGGTGGCGCAACGAGTATTGGTGCCTACGAGAGCTTGAGGTTCTCGGTTCACAAGCGGGAGCATACCGCAGGTGTGAAGAACACGGCCGTCTTCTGCGGCACGGAGACGTCTTATCAGCGGGCAATTGGGCTGCCCGTTGGTGCGGCGGACAACCGCCGTCTGTTCGACACACAGACTGGAGCCAATTACGATGGCTACAGCTTTATGCAGCGATCGTACAAGATCAACGAGAGCCTGACAAACTCTCAGATCTTCTACGCAATCCTCGGCCGCTATCGGATGTACCGACGCAAGGGCTTCACAGTCCGAACGTCGACCGAGGGCGATACGTTGATGCGTAACAACGAGATGCTGATCGTTGTGATGGCTCGGTATGGTGGACAGATGGAGCGTGGTGCCTGTGCAGGAGTGACGACAACGGCTCCTGCCTGATGTAGTTTCCCAGCAGGGCCCGGAGTCAGTTTTGTTCTCCGGCTGGCTCCGGGCTGATTTTTTATGGAGAACATTTCAAGGAGAACGTGATGCCTGTGACTGAAAAGAAAAAACTAGCAGCCGTGAGTCCCTTCGGGATCGAGGCCGATCACCCCCGCAATTGTGATCTGCTTCTGGGATCGTTGGCCAACACCCGTCTTCGCAGCACAATCAAGCCGACGAAGATGGTGTTTGACCGAGAAGATGGAGAGATGATTGAACGGCCGGCTGCTGCTGGGATGATCGATGGACTGCCGGCTGTCATTCCTGGGATGCAGCTACATGTCAATCCAGGGGATTGTACATGCACCGTCATCGATCCGCTCTATGAAGATGAAGACACGCTGGAGAAGATCCGCAAAGCCATGAAGCGGAGTGGTGTTTTCATTTCGGTAGCCGATAAGATTCGGGGGCTGCCAACCAAAAAACACACGTTGAAACAGGACGAGATGAAGACGTTGGTGCGGGAGCTGTTTAATCTGATCGAGGCTCAGGAGGCACGGGTGGTGCGGGGCACAGCCCCCGCCATGGAAGACATCGAGGATCTGCCCGGTCATTTTCTGACCATCCCGGTCAATTCAGGGGGATGGAAAGTGCCCAGGTATGAGAAGGACATGGATGCCTGGGTTGACAGTTTGAATCGAATAGGGGGCTAATCGTCGTGGCTACGTTCAGAAACCCATCAAAGGCTACACAAAATGCACGCAGCCGTCGCATTGCGCAGGCTGGGGAGAAAGCCGCCCGTTTTGAATGGTTTCTGAAAGAGGTGAGTGACACGGTGGAGTTGAGCCTTTTGCAGAGGATGAAAGTAGCCACCGAGTACCTCAAGAGCAAAGTGGTGGTGAACATATCGAGACCCGTGATTAAGGGCAAGGGTCCCCGTGGCGGGAATGTGGTTATTGGCAGAAGCAAACCGGGCGAATTTCCAAAGGCCGAAACCACCCAATTGATGAAGACCATTTTTCATAAGGTGGTTCGCCCACCTGGGAGTGGTTTTATCGATGGCATTGTGGGAACACCATTGGATTATGGTGTGATTTTGGAGACAAGAATGTTCCGGTCGTTTCTGGTTCGTACATTGAATGAGGAAAGGATGAACATAACCCGCATTTTGACAGGGCCCATTCGATGAGTGTGTCCACAGCCGCATTCTATAAGGCCATTGTTACTGCTTGGAAGAACAGCGGCCTGGACGATTTGTTCAAGGCTTTGTGGAGCGATCCGACCAGTACCGAGTATTTGGTACTGAATGATCAGTTGGCTTTGGGGGGTCAGCCTTTTCCCTTTTGCGTGATGGAGGTTGTTTCCCCCACTACCACGGACAGAATGTCCGGTGGTGTGCATGCCCTGAGAGAGATTCGGGACATCACTGTCAACTTCAACCTGCATGCCAGGGATGTCGATGGTGATACAAGGACAAACAAAGAGATAGCAGCTTACCTGGCTGAAGAGGTGATGAAGGTGTTCGGAGGACATCCTACACAATCGCCTTCTGCAGTGATCCAATTGGAGAATGGAAATCACCTGATCACGCGCTACGACAACGACTACAGCATTCGCACGGGTGACGAAGAGACGCAATGGGTATTGGTGTTTACTTTTCGTATTGATACGCCCGTAGCAGTTTAGGAGTAAGCCATGACTCGAAGCATCAGCAGCCCGAAAGTTAATTTCAAGATGTCGGGCAGTCTGCGAAACACTCTGACCGACGATTCCAGTGTGAGTGTTGCTCAGCCAAATTTCAACTACTCCCCAACACTGACTAACGGGGTGAGTGCAAATCAAGTCAATCGGGCATGGCAATCTGAGGGACGCTCCATTGTTGAAGGTGCGCAGGAAACAATCAACGTCAGTACATTCGACGGACTGGATATTGGGGCTGGCGATGGCATGGATGCGTTGGGTCAGGCGCTAGATCTCGAAGAGATCGTTGCGATTGTGATTCAAAACGACGGGGCCGTAACTGCTGCCGGCCGGCTGGAAATCATCCCGGCAAACTCCCATGGATGGGACCCGATTGGCAGCCACACAGTGGCAAACGGTGGGGCCCTCCGGGGCCAGGGTGTGTTGATCAAGGCCCAAGTAGCCGAGGCCGGTTTTGACGTTGCACCAGGCACCACCGATCGAATCACAATGAGGGCTGTCGGGGGAGCCGTCACATACTCGATTTACATCTTGGGACGTCATGATGATGGTGAATCGAGCAGCTCTAGTCAGTCCAGTAGTTCGAGCAGCGAATCGTCCAGTAGTTCGAGCAGTGCCAGCAGTTCGGTCAGCACAAGTAGTATCAGCACAAGCTCGGTCAGCTCCAGTTCCAGTTCGATCAGCACAAGCAGTTCGTCGAGCAGTCAGAGTGATTTGTCTAGCTCTTCGAGTTCTAGCGAGAGTTCCAGCAGCCTGTCGTAAGGCGAGGAGGTTTTACAGATGTCGAGCCTAAACACGCTCACCGGAAGAAATGGGAAGTTCGTCGTTGGCACAACCCGTGTGACACGGACGACCCAATGGGGCGTTAGTCCTACTTTGGCAACCAAGTCTGAATGGGGTGATTCTGACAGCTCAGGATTTACAAACAGAGCTGCTGGTCGAAAGGACGCAACATTCAACGCCGAGGGCAAGTACGAGACCTCGACCGAGGTGTTCGATCTGTTTCAACCAGAGGACATCGCAATAGCAGTGCTCTGGATGAATGCTTCTGATCTCTACTGGGATTTTCCCAGGGCATTGTGCATGGATTTTGGTCTGACGGTCAACGTCGATACCGAAGAGGTTATTGGCTGGACCAGTTCTTGGGGTGCCGATGGTGTGTTCTATCGTCCTGGCGAGGCTGGGGCTACCAACCGGACCCTGCCCTCCTGATGCCTGGTGGCAACATGATGCTGGACGACCTGCATAGAGTTGTCAGAGTTGAGTACCATTACCTACCAACATGCCCCTGTTCAGAGTGCGTCTCAGAACGCGCTCGCAGGGGCATTGACGTCCCTCCTCACCAATCCCACCATGTCCACGTCTCCCCCGAAGCAGCTTTTCTTTTCCGACTGATTCCAACTCGAAGTCCCTGCGGATCGTTGGCCAGGCAACTGGCCCAGCAGGAAGATTGACATCCCGAACGTCCCAATTTAGGAGAACTACCATGGGAACCGATCGAGAGGCCCGTGCTATGGCAGCAGGGCAACTGTTTACAGTTGATGGGGTTGAATACCGTCTGCGGCCCGTCGTCATCCAGAATCTGTGTGATTTGGAGATGGATGCCCTTGACCATTACAAGCGACAGTATTTGAAGACGTTCCGGGACAACACCGATCTGCTGGGTGATGGCGAAGGAACAAAATTGCTGGTCGAGAAGATGCAAGAAGCAGCCGGCTGGACCATTCAGGATCTGCCGCAGAAGGCTGCTTACGATGTGAGTCGCATACCAATCACCGATAAGGTGAAAAAGTGGGCCTTGGCCGAATATGGGATTGAAGAAACAGAGGACGAAGAATCGAGTGAGAGGATGGTCAGGGCTTTGTTGGCGGCATCTCTGGACATGAGGAAAATCACACCGGAGAAAGTGAAGGCCATCAGCGGCAAGCGTCCCCTGGAGGGACGAGTCCGTTACGACCAATGGTGGGTGACATCATCGACGGCCGGTATGATTTCCTTCATCCACAATTCTGTGAGAATGGGACATCCAAATGTCACAAAAGAGACCATTGGATCGTGGCCTTATGTGAAAATACTGGAGGCAGTCCGTGTGGTAGAGAGTCTCACTTCGGCGTCGTTGGGAAATGGATAGGGCTCGCTGCATTGGACCGAGCCTCCGAGGATGAGGAGGTGATTGAGGACAGCAGCGGGCTAACAGGAGGATTGACAGCCTATCATTTTCGGGTGCTATGTGAATCAGAATGGAATGGAGGGGGTGGTTACACGCTGCCTGAAGTTGGCCAGATGACGCTGGACCAGGTGTGGTGCCGGCTCTGCGACATGGACATGCTGAGGCGTTCGACAGGAAGATCAAAAAGTATGAGTTCTCTGGAGGCTCTGCATGCGGTGCCGGTTGGTGATGATGGCAAGGTCGCTGGACGGACAGCAGATGGGCAGCCGTTCCGGGCTCGGATTGGTGGCAAATCAATGGCGAGGCAGTTGATGGAAGCACAACAGGCAAAGGAAGCCAAAGCTGAAACGAAAACCAAACTCCGGAAACGGAGGAGAAAGAATCGTGGGACTTCAGCTAGCTAAAGCTTTCGTTTTGATTCGAGCTGACAAGAGTAAATTGGCATCCGATCTCAAGGGTGTGCAAAAGGAAACCGAGTCAGCAATGACGTCCATTGGCAGCGGGGTGGGTGCCCGCATGACTGCCATGATTGGTGGTCTTGCTGCTGGGTTTGGTGTTCTGAAATCAATGAATCTTGCCGGGCAGTTTGAACAGACAACCATTGCCTTCGAGACCATGATCGGGTCCGCCGAAGAAACGAAGAAGACATTGGCTGATCTGTCTGAGTTCGCTGCTTTGACACCATTTGAGATGCCCGAGATCCTGCAAGCTGCAAGGGGGCTGATTCAGTTTGGTGAGCTCGGCGATGAGATGATGGAGACGCTAGAGATGCTTGGCAATGCCGCCGCAGGCACGTCGATACCGTTTGGATTTTTGGCATTGGTGTTCAACCAGGTGCGTGGTGTTGGCAAATTACTTACTCAGGACTTCCGCCAGTTGTCTATCCGTGGCATCCTGTCGCTTCAGGATATAGCCGATCATTTTGATGTGACAAGGGAAGCGGCCCAGAAGATGATTAGTACTGGTAAAATCAGCTTTGAAGATGTGCGGGCAATTTTCAAGGGCTTGAGCGAGGAGGGTGGTCGGTTTCACAACTTGATGGAGAGGCAGTCCAGATCGTTGCTCGGTAAGTGGAGTACACTGAAGGACACATTAAACATAATCTCCCGTACATTGGGAGAGGTGTTGGCTCCTGTAGCGAAGGATTTCTTGACTGGTGTTATTACAATAGCAGAAAACATCAGAGTGTGGGTGGATGAAAACGGGAATCTTTTGAAGTCGTTTGGAAAACAAATAGAAACCATGATCAAAGTAGCTGCTGCTATTACGGCTGTGACAGTTGCCCTCAAACTATATCGTTTGGGTGTGCAAGCTGCTGCTAGGGCTCAGGCTATTTTCATGGCTCTATCTGGACCGAAGGGGTGGGCCCAGTTGGTTGCTGGATTTACAATTGCTGCATTTGCTGTTGCTGGAGTTGAGAAGGTTTTCAATACCGCTATGAAGGGTGTGGAAGACGATACGGATGGTGCTAAGAAAAAGACAGATGAGCTGAAGGATGCCCTTGATGAAGTGATCGAAACCAAAACGGGCATCGAATCATTGTCGTCGGCTTTTCAGAGTTTGGGCACGTCTGTTGAGAATATACCGTTTGATTCCCTCAAATCCATGGACCAGATGAGTGCCCGGTTTGGTGAATTAGAAAAGAGAATGTTTGTGCTGAAGGAGCAACTCAAAGCGGAGGACCTTATCGAGTCAGGCACATTTCGTCCCAGCCTTGAGAACAAGACGTCTATGGCTGTAAAAAGCAAGATGTGGGCCATGCAACCGGAGTTCAAAGAGCTGAAGGGCATCTCTGACCTGTTTGGTGGGTTTGAAAACATGGCCAGGGATTTGTCAGATATGTTTGGATCTATCAAATCCCCTATGGAGGATTGGGAGGAATTTGAAAGAAAGGTCAATGTTTTTCGGGAGCGGGGCATGCTTACAGACGAGCAAGCCAAGAATATTTTGGGTTTGCATTGGGATAAGACAGAGATGGGTCAAATTGGAATACAACTTTCGGAGATGGAACAAGAGGCTGATTTGTTATCTGGTAAATTGACCGAGGCCAAAGTCAAGCTGATGGAGTTCAGTAACATTCCCAGTGTGACCGATGTTCAGATCAGTGCATTCAAGGACCTGCAGAATCATATAGCTGATTTGAAGAAGACGGCCGAATTGAAAGAGTTGGGAAACCAGATCACTGAGTCCCTGGCAACGCCGGCTGAGAAAGCCCGGAAGGAAGCCAGGGAGCTGTGGGATCTGTACGATGAGGGTTTTATCACACCCGAGAATGCCCTGCGGGGTTTGGATCGCCTGGAGAAGCAGATGGGTGGGCTGCTGGAGAAAGAATGGGTCATCCAGGGGCGGGTGGGCTTTTCCGAGTTTGGTCAACGAATTCAGGAAGCGTTCCTTCGACCAGACGATCCGGCCAAGGTCTCGGCTGAAGAATCCAAGAAGCAGACTACACTCTTGGATCAGTTGAACAAGGCTGCTGATAAAATCCAGGAAAAGATGGACGAGAACAAAGACAACGACGTCGTTTTGGCCCCGCCTGAATAGGAGTGGGTGATGAATGATCCTAGTGAATGGCGGCTGTCCACACCGTGGAACAACATACCATTTCGGGTGGTTTCACGTCAGGGCGTCTTCTCGCCTGAAGAGGCGTCCGCAACTGAGCGGTATATCATTCCAGCCAACAGGCTGCTTGATTTTGTTCTTGAGGGATTCCCCCTGCCCCTGCAGTTTGGCAATTCGCTGATTTATCCCCAGCCCCACACCTTGCCTGGGCTGGGCACCATGAGACCAATGCGAATCAAGTGGAAGGCCCAGGTGGATGGCAAGCCGGTAGATCCGTTTGGCTCTGATCCTGATGCCCCTGATGGCACTTACGGGGAAAATGTGATAGTAGATGTTGAATTCGCAACGTCACCGGAAAATGATGAGGAACAAGATCCCAATGACCCTTTCACATTTCTAGAAGCATCGATCAATGCATCTGGGGTGTTTCTGGCGGCACCAATAGGAAACACAGCTAAGTGGGTTGATCCCGATTCGGGTGATAAGGTAAATATCCAGCAGATGAACATACCTTACGCTGTGCCGGAATACATGGTTGAGTGGAGTGTGAAGTGGCCCCGGATTCCGTTTTCGTTCTGGTCTGATGAGATCATGGATCGTTTGCGGGACAAGCTGGGCCATGTGAACGACGACAGCATGTCGTTCTTTCACGATGCACCTGCTAATACCGTTCTGTTTTTGGGATTTTCAGCTAATCAAAGCTTCACCTGGCGACCGGGCAAGTCGGGTCAGCCACCGATGAATTTGAGCATGAGTTTTCAGGAGAAAAACTTCAAGGATAAGGATGGTGTTCAGGTCACCCACCAGCATTTTTACAAGCCCGGCATCGGTTGGCGGGAGCTTCTGATTGATGATGAGAACGTATACCCGTCTGCAGATCTGGGTGGCATTTGGGAAGCGTGATGAGAGAGAAGATCCCACACAAACGAGCCGGCGATAAGTTATCAGCCCGAGGCATGAACAATCGGGCTGATGTGCTAAATCGGTTGTCTGGCTTGAGTATGGGATCTTTTGCCAATCTGCACCATGGCCACTCAAGTATCTCAGTGTCGGGCATTCCGCCTGGGCATATTTACCCGATGGAGATTACGGATGTAGAGATTAATAGTTCGGATTCGACAGGATCTGGATTGTACCTGGCCAGGATTCGGTGTTACGATCCTACGACCGATTCATGGGTTCTGTTGGGTGAAGCCGGGGAAGGTGGAGATGTTCTGGATGATGACTGGGAATTAGATTCTCGGGCACTGGGGGATAGGAGTGGCCTTGAGACGGGTGATTTGGTGGCGTGTTTCTGGGATGGCCAACGGGAGATGTTCATCCCCATCCTTGCCGACTTTGGCCCGCCTCTGATTGATGTCTCTGCCAGGGAAACTACTATTCAGGGCGTCTCTACTGGCACTGCTGCTATCTGGTTTGCGCTTGAGTTGACGTTAGATAATGGAAACACCTGGCACATCGTCAACGACCGTACTTATAAGATAAACACAGAGAAGGACTTTGAGGAGTTTGACACCACGGCTGAATGCTCGGCTTCCGGTTGTGGCATTTACACGTTCCGAGTGCGGAATGATGATAATAACAATCCAAGCATGGTGCGGGTGGTTGTTAGTAACCACATGCTAGATTGTTTTGAGATAACAGATTGTCGGGTTGGGCTGAGAATGGAGGCGAAGGATCGGGGCGGCATTGCCCATACACAGGGCCGGTTTATGCCCTCTGCTGAAAGTACAATCATCGGAACGTCAGCGGGTTGGGATTACGAGGCTAAGATCAACAATGGAGATGGCGGCAAAGTCAAATTCCAATGCAATGATGACTATGGCGAATACATAGAAATCATCACACCCGACAAGACTGACTGGTGTACGATTGAAGCCGAATTGGTTGTGGTGGCCAGTTATGTCGAGTCCGAATCATCGTCGTCCATTTCAACATCATCCCAGGGCGAATCCTCCATCTCAACATCGTCGCCCTCGTCTATGAGTAGTGCATCCAGTGCATCCAGTGCGTCCAGTGCATCGTCGACTTCTTCAACATCGTTGACTTCAGCGTCTTCCATTTCCACGTCTTCCATTTCCACATCCAGCTCTTCCATCTCAACATCCAGCTCGTCCATTTCAACATCGTCCATTTCCACTTCGAGCAGTGGTGATTGTGTTGATAAAACTTATGGACCCGATACCAATTTGGGGAGTTGGGTCTCCCAGGGCGAGTTTTGCCATGGACCAGCCGGCTGTTCCGGCAGCATAAGTGGTGGTGTTGCTCGACTAGATACAGTTGATGCAGGCGATTATTCGTTCAGCAAGACATTGGCCGGGCTGCAGGCCGATCGATCTTACTACGTGCGTATATCGGCAAAAACTGATGAGGAGGCTGATGCCCCACAAAACTCATTAACAGCATCGATTACAGATGCAGAGTCCACTGTGCTGTCAATTTCAGTGGATCAGACAGCAGATGGTCCAATGACGCTGCCTACGGTGAAGACGGCAGAGGGCTGGCTCAAAACGGATAACCTTGGCAATTTCACTCTGCAGGGATCGGCCAATGCTGCTGAGGATTCTCTTGCCAGTCAGCATTGCTTAGTGTACAAAATTGAGGCGTTTTGTGAACAACAGTAGATGAAGGGGAACACTTCTAATGGATTGTGTTTATCTCGGATCAAACATATCTGGCACTATTCACAAATGCCTGTTGTACGAGACCTGTGATGTGGAAAAAACAACCCCTGACCATGCTTCCTGTGTGGCGTGCCAAGACAAGTTGGGTATTGATGACAAAGACTTTGCAGCCAAGTGGGTTGATCCCCTTGAGGTTTGTGATCGATCAAAACTGAAGACCGATAGCCTGCGGAATGTGCTGGTTGGTGGGGACGCGTTTTTGGTTTGTGGTGGCCCTTCCATCAACGATATGCCCCTCCATCTATTGAAGCAGCGGGGCGTGTGGATCATGGCTGTGAACAATGTAGCAGCCCATCATAGAATCAGGCCACAAGCATTTGTGTGTTCTGATCCCCCCATGAAGTTCTCAAATACTATCTGGGATGATCCTGGTGTCATGAAGTTCGTCCCCACACCCAAGATGTCGGGCCGGCGAGCCAAGTTGCGTCGGAAGATTGGTAAGGTGTTCAAGGAATCCGACCGTCGTGTTTGTGATTGCCCCAATGTTTGGGGATTCAAGCGGGAGTCATATCTGGTGCCGAATGACGAATTCTTCATGGCTGCAGGGGCTATGTGGGGCAATCAGGATGCAGGTGTGGATCGGACGCATGAGAAGAAAACCGTCTGTACTTTCCTGTTGGGGTTGCGGTTGTTGTATTATATGGGTGCAAGAAGAATCTTTTTGTTGGGGGTGGATTTTCGGATGACCCCAAATTATGGATATGGGTTTGGGCAAAAGAGAACGCCTGGAGCTTCGACTTCCAACAACAGACATTTCGTCGTGGTGAACGATTGGCTTTGTCGATTACAGCAAGGAGGCACATTTGATCGGTTTGGTTTGGAGATATTCAACTGCTTTGAGCGGAGCAGTTTAAGGGCATTTCCCTATGTGCCCCTCGGCTTTGCTGTGGAGGGTGCTTGCAACCGTGTTGAGCAAAGGCCCGATTTAGAGGGCTGGTACGAAAAGGCAAATTGCCCTGAGTGCAATTCATGGAACGTGAGATTTGGGGATGAATGTGAATGCTTGAAGTGCCATCACAAATGGAACCCATACGATACTGACGATTAAGGAGATGTCATGTCGTTTCACCCGTACTGGGAGGACAAATGCTGGGGGCGTGTTCATCATGTGTTTGCCTCCCGCCATGCAGCCGTCAGTCATTTGAAGCTCGACGAGGGGTTTCGGTGCAGTATGCATCGTCACGATGAACGAGCTAATCAATTCTGTGTACATGAGGGAGCTGTTGTAATTGAGGTGTGGGATTCCGTTACTGCTGCGAAGACGATGCACCTGCTCCATCCTGGCGACGTGTTTGTGGTTCCCAGTGGGATTTGGCATCGATTCCGTGTGCTTCAAAATGGCACGATGACGGAGGTCTATTGGCCCGACCAGGGAGGAGTCGTTCGCATCGCAGATATTGAGCGTGAGGATAATGGTGGGGAGGACAATCTCCAAGAATTGAAGCAAGAGCTGTCCGATGTTGGTTTGCTTTGAGGAGAACAATGGGCATACCTGATTACACGTTGGTCTGTGGCGTTGATGCTTATCATCTGCGGCAGTTGCTGTGGGTGATTGCTACCTGGAAAAAGCACAAACCGAGCATGCTGGAAAGGCCTGCTATTGTCTTTTTTGACAGGGATGATTTGGAGTGCCGGGAAGTCAGTCGCCTGCTCAGACCTTATATGTCTGATTTGTTGTGCGTAGCTTGGCCATTAGATGGTGTGACTTATTCGGGAGGAAACGATAAATGGACAAACCCGCAGCGGTATAAGATGCTTGCTGGTTTTGTCCATGTGGCTGCTTCGTTGGTGAGCACCAAGTATTGGCTCAAGATGGATACCGATGTGGTGGCAAAAGACCGCGATGATTGGATAGACCCCAATTGGTTCGTCGATGATCCAGCAATCGTTTCGCACCGCTGGACTTTTACGAGACCGGCCAACCAACTAGAAGTACTGGACCAGTGGGTCGAGGACAACAAGAAGCATCTGCCAGAGTTTGATGGGCACCCACCCCTCGATATGCATCCCAAGCCTGGTGCAGATCGGATTGGGCACAGGAGAATTATTTCTTGGTGTGCGTTCTTCCGTCAGGATTACACGGCAGAGTGCGCTGCTATGGCAAATCGTGTTTGTGGCTGTGCTCAGCTTCCGGTCCCCAGCCAGGATGGCTATATGTGGTATGTTGCTAAGCGGAGGCGGGAGGACATCCGCCTGACCAACATGAAGAGTCGGGGATGGCAGCAGTGGCACACCAACAAGAATATTCGCAAGTCTGTACTTGAATCGTTAGGAGAACCTGCTGATGGCTAGTCTATTGCTGAGAAGGAGCGGTGTGGCCGTTGGGCAAATAGCTGAGAGGCTCAATAATTGGCAAGCCGATCTGATGGTGCAAGTGGGTGTTGGCCTGCATCACGAAGAGATGGAGGTATTGAAGCACGAGTGGCCCGACATGCTCGTCCATGGTTTTGAGGCACACCCGGATATTGCTAAGTCAGTCCGCAAAACATATCCGGGCACCATTCATTCTGTTGCATTGAGAGATTCCGTAGGAAGTGCCCCCTTGTTTGTCAAACGCAGGCACAAGGATGGATCGTCCCTGTTTCCGCATCACATCCGAGGCGACGAGAAGTACCGCAGTTTCATGGTGGATTGCTCAACTCTGGATAGTTACCAGCAAGAGGTCTACTACGATTACGATCCATTGCCCAAGCGGGTGCTGCTTTGGTTGGATTGTGAGGGCAGTGAACTGAATGTTTTGCGGGGTGGCTGGAATTTCTTATCCCATGTGGATGTGGTTAATGTTGAGATGACCGCAAAGCCACCAGGGGATGGGTGGTGTGATCCTGTCGAGGTTCACGATTTGTTGAGGAAGCGTGGGTTTTGGTTGCAGTGGATACATACACAACGAAATGTCAACGGGCAGTCTGATCTGGTCTACGTGCAAAGCCAGTTGTTCAACCCCGACTATTGTTGTTGCCCTGTGTCGATAAAGGAGTGGAGAAGGTCAACATGTCCGGAACCCAAGTAACATATCTGATTTCTGGTCCAGCCCATCTGCCTTATCTTGTATGCTCACTGCACACATTGAGGCAGCACTATTTTGGCAATGTAGAGGTCTTTTCCTGGCCTGAATCAGTCCAATACGTGGAGAGGATTGCTAAAGACCCCAGATTGGGTGTTGTTTGCCATGAGAGAGAACCCGTCTTGCGAAAAAGAGATGGAGTTGGGGGTAACAGCCAATTCATTGACAAGATCCGGACGACGATGGGATTGGCCGGCAGTATTGGGAAAGATGGCGTGTCGCTTTATCTCGATGCTGACACGACAATTCATGGCAATTTAATGCCGCTGATCAATACGGCATCCAACCGGGGATTTGTGGCAACACAGTGGAACGATTGGAGCACGGCCGGCTGCAAAGTGAGACGTCGCATCAAGGCATTGCTCGATGTGGAAGGGGTGCCATCCTTTGAGGTTGCCAGTGCTCTGTCGTATGCGTGGCCTAGTGTGAATGGGGGAGTGTGGGCAGCAAAGCCAGGCTCCCCTGTGCTGCCCCTATGGCTGGAGTGGACGCTGGCGTGTGGCTCGATGTTTATCTCTGATGAGCGTGTGCTTCATTTGATGGCCCCTCATTTCCCAGAAGATGTCGGGATTATTGGATCAAATGGAATCTACAATTCCAGTCCCATCTACAGATCGAAATTGATCGATGACGACGACGTGGTTGTCTGGCATTACCACGGGGACTGCAACGTGAGGCCGAAAAAGTCTATGAGGGCTGTTGAGCTGTGGTGGCCCATTTACCAAGAGTGCCTGGAGTCGAATGTTGGTGGATTGGCTGAATGGCGGGGCGAGATTCACAATCGCCACCTTGATAAGCTGGAGAAAGAGTTGGCAGCATGAAATACATTCGTGTGCTATACAACGAGTGTTTGGCCGAGGGGAGACCAAAACTACTCCGAGAAATCAAGCGGAATTTTCAGAGTCCCAAGACCAAAAGATGGCGGGGCTTCCATCAGCGTAGAATCCATTATTACACGATGGGCAGAGAAGCCACCAATCTGCTTCGTGATAATGGAGCACAGCACATCACCCAGGTCTGTGATGAGCCCATGTTGAAAAGATCAGGTGGGGTATTTTCCTGGAACAAACTATACCTGATCCGCGAGGCCGTGAGGGAGCATGGGGAAGTCATCTACACAGACCTTGATATCTTGCCAAGACCCGGATTTGATCCCGATAGGTTGTGGGATGAGGTTCGGTCCCATCCAGGGATGGGGCGGGTTCTTCAGATGCCCATCATCTCATACAGGAGACACAGTGGGTATTTTTGGTTTCGCCCCCGCCTGGGTAGTGGATGGGATGCTGTGACCCCCTGTGTTGGGTTCTATGGCTGCTTCATCTATGTGACGAGTGAGAAGCTGCTGGATTGCTTCTTCGATGATTACGAGGAAATGATGGATCGTTTCAATGGGAGAAGAACGGGGGACGAGCAGCTCATCACCTACAGCTTAGATAAGCGGTTCGGTCCTTTGACCATTCGTCAGATGCACGAGAACTTCAGCCCGACGTGTGTATCGCCCAGATACTCGTTTTTGAGACGGAATGCAAACATGGACACATCAAAGTTTGTATTGAGGCACAAATGAGCAAAAAAGAACGGATCAAACCTTGGGCATGCGATTATCACCGTGGCAAAATAGACGGATCATTTCGGTGCAAGTACTTCGAGATTGGTTTGGGTCGGTCAGGTACTCGAAGTGTTTTTCGGGCTGTCAAGTTGTTGGGCTTGTCAGCTATGCATGGTACTGGGGGGTGTTTGCAGTGTCTTGACGATTTGGTTTTCAAGATGAAGGTGGACTGTTGGGACCTTGATATATACCGAGGCTACGAGTATTCAGGCCACGTTGCATCGGTCCATTGGCAGCAGTTGGCAGAGGCTCGTCCCGATGCAAAATTCATCTTGCCAACAAGGGAATTATCTGGTTGGAGCCGTTCTGCCAGAAAGCATCTTCGGACTGTGAGATCTCTTCCACAACGAGCCGAGTTGCTTCACACCAAGCTGTACGGATCTCCCTATCCGAAGAAGGTCGATCTGATTGATGGCTACAATCGGCACATCCAGACTGCAATAAAGGAGTTGACACCAACGGGGCGTCTACTTGTGCTAGATGTATTTTCAATGTCCGATGATTATCTGTGGGGAGAGCTTGCTGGTTTTGTGGGCAGAAAAGCACCACAAGGGGGAACCAAGTTTCCGTGGAAGCAGACGGTGGTGAGGGTATATCAACCGAAGAATAGGGTACAGCAGGAGCGTGGACATGAGTAAGGCCATAGGTGGCTTCGACGCCGAAACTGTGAGCAGGCGAGTGAAAAAGAGGAAAATAAACAAATCTCTTTTGGTTGCTCTAATCAAAACGATTCCCAGTAATGAAACCATCATTGATATGGGGGCTGGGGTAGGTACTTGTCAGGACGCACTAACGGCTCTTGGATACACGGTCAAATCGGTTGATGGTGGGGAAAACATAGAGGAATTGACTGGTGGCAAAGTGGAGTGGGCGGATCTCACCCGTGACTGCAGTCATCTGTACGGCAAATGGGATTGGGGGCTTTTCATTGATGTGGGTGAGCACATACCAGCCGAGTTGGAAGGAAGGCTGTTTGCGGAAATCTGCCAGATTCCGAAGAAGGGCTTGATCGTATCATGGGGATCACCAGGTCAGCGGGGCAATGGTCATGTCAATTGCAAGACCACCGTCTACATAGCAAATATGTTTGCTCGTTTTGGATGGGATATTGATGATCTGCTGTCAAAGCGGATTCAGTCCAGGGCCGGCTCCTTTTTCAAACGACGCATCATGGTTTTAAGGCGTGTTTCATGAGTATTGATTTTGATAATCCAAGACAGGTGATTTTTATACACATTCCCCGAACGGCTGGGACATCTATTGAGTTGTGGTTCCAATGCCACTATCCAACCACACAAAGGTCGGGCCCTCGCAGGTGGAAAAGGGATAGTGCATTCACTACCACACGACACATGTCAACAGTTTCCCTGCTGCGAAGCAAATGCATCACGAGGGAATGGTGGGACAGCAGTTTCAAGTTTGCTATAGTCCGTAATCCATGGGATAGACTTGTTTCTCTGTACGAGTACCTTCGTGGTTTCCGGTTGCGGCGTGCAAATAGAAGATCAAACAAGGTGTTACATCGGTTTAAGGACTTCGCAAGCAATATATCGTCTGGGAGTTCCAGTTTTGTAAAACCTCTGGGGCTTCGGAATGTGCGTGTGTTTTCCCAGGTGCAGCCTCAAGTTGAATGGCTTCGGGAGGAACTGGATTTTATCGGTCGGTATGAGCAGTTGGATAAAAGCTGGGATAAAGTACTGGAGCAAATCGGCTCTGTGCCTTGTCCAATACCACACAAGCACAACAACAAACGTCGCCGGAAAGATTACCGTACCTATTACACGGATGATCTGGCTGAGAAGGTGGGTGAGTACTATTCGGAGGACATCGAGCGGTTTGGTTACAAATTCTGAGGTGGAACATGCCCAATTACATACCCAAGCGACTGTTTAGAATCATTGATAGTGTTCTCGGGGACGATTTTGTTGTTGGTGCAGAGGTGGGTGTGGAGAGGGGACGAACTAGTCGACGGCTACTGTTGAGGTATCCGAAGCTGCACATGGTGCTTGTTGATTTGTGGGAGCAGGGTGATGGGGGAGGCACCACGAGCAAATCTAAGAAGCAGCTGATGGCTTGTCATCAGGAAGCCCTGGACAACATGCGGGGATTCGAGCCCAGCCGTTGGTCCGTACTGCAGGGCGTGAGCTGGGAGATGGCAAACCAGATCAAGGACGGGTCGCTGGATTTGGTGTTTATCGATGCATCCCATACCTACGAAGATGTCACGAGGGATCTTCGTGCCTGGTACAATAAGGTCAGGAGTGGGGGTGTTGTGTCTGGGCATGATTATTTGGGTCGCTGGGAGCCCGTGCCTGGACTGGTCAAGAAGGCCGTTGATGAGTTTGCTGTTGAGTACGGCTATCAGGTGGAATACAAGCATCGTGCAGACATTTGGTGGTTTCAGAAGCACTGATTGTTGGGGAACAGGAGAACAACAGTGATCGATTATGGTCATTTTCAATTTGCATGTCCCCCTTGTGTAGGAGGCCGCTGGTTCCAGGGGGTGATGGCAGATTATGCAGAGAGATTTCACTTCGGGTTCAATAGCCGGCGACAGGCTCGTCCCGTGTTCCCAGACCGAAAAGGCCCCAACACCTTGCGGGTCTCATTGGTTAGCCATCCCGTTGATTGGCTTCTGAGATACCATGCTGCTGCCTCGTCAGGATTGCCGTTTGATGACGTTTTTGGTGAACCCGTTCCCAAGGAATTCAACACATTTGCCTGCGAGTTCCTTTTTGAAAAAGCAGGTAGAATTGGTCGGATGTTTGCTGAATACGATGCCGATGTTGTGTGGCGGTTGGAAGATTTGCCCCATGCCCTGTTTGAATTTATGAGGACGTTGGGGATGGAGCCTCCCCCAAGAGTTGCTGACAGCCCAGGGTTTATTGAAGCTGCCTCACCTGCGTTGCACAACCATCAGACCCGACGCATGCTGATGAAAGCCGAAGAGGGGTTTTGTGAACGGTACGAGTACTATTGAGGAGAACAAGTCATGAGCAAAACAATCGCAATCATACCTGCCAGGTTGGGCAGCAGCCGTCTGAGAAATAAGCCCCTGCTCATGTTTGGTGGACGCACTCTACTTGAATGGACCTACATTCAGGCTCGTGCGGCTGAAGTTGATAATGTGCTGGTCACGTCCCCTGATAAAGCCGTGTGTGAGAAATGCCGAGATTTGGGCATTCCTTGGTTTCCGTCTAGCATTGATTGCCAATCTGGAACACACAGATGCCTCGAAGTCTATGATCGGATGAGGGGCACTAGTAAGGATGATATAGTGATCAACTGGCAGTGTGATGAGCCACTACTTCATTCCACCTATGTTGATCAAGCCATCAAACGCATCAAATCGGATTACGATAAGAGCATTCACACATTCGTGAGCAATTTGACTGGGGATGGACTTGATAATCCGGACGTTGTCAAAGTGGCTGTGCGAATGCGTGATTCATGGACGGCATCTTGTTTTTGGTTCACCAGAGCCCCCATAGCTCGACCATTGGTCCATTGTGGTGTTTACGTGTTCCCTGCAAAGGAGCTGTATAAATACGGATCAGAGGATCTTAGTGACAATGCAAGGGCCGAATCGTTGGAGCAATTGACCTGGATTGAAAACGGAGCAGTCATTCGGGCGCTGCTTTTGCCCATGCCCCCACTATCAATCAATTCCCCAGAAGATGCCATCAATTTTGTTTGTGTGTTACAAGGGGCCCCCGATGCAAATTGAGATCATTAGTCACTGCTTGGCAAATGAGAGGCCCCATTATGCAGGGGCTTTGTGCTATCAGCTGAGTTCCCTGCTGCTCGATACCCCGAAGATGTGTACGGTAAAGGCAACAATCATTACCACATGGGATGATGAGTTGACACAAAACACCTTCACCTGGTTTATCAAGCACACACCGATTCGGGCCCGGTTAATAGTGCTCCACAAAACTCAATGCACCCGCAGGTCGATCGGCCGGAATAATGCAGCCCTATCGTCGACTGGTGATATCGTTTGGTTTGCTGATGTTGATCAAGTCTATCGGGACCGGATATTGGATCGTTTGGCTGATACACCATGGCCACCTGATTCTGTAATGCTTTTTCCGAAGCAGATCATGATTCATAAGGACCACACAACTGGTCAGGCAGCTACTGACAAGGTCAACCACCAGCCGGCTGTAGTGGATATTGATCCAGGTGATTTCAAACCGAAGATTTATCATCGGGCTATTGGCGGAGTGCAAATCGTGCAGGGGGATTTTACCCGTCGCTACGGGTATTTGAACAATCATTCTGTCTGGCAGAAGCCCCACGAAAGCGGAAAGCAACTGAAGAATTTTCATGATGATAGACAATACAGGGGCTTTTGTGAGAAGCATGGCATGATCAAGGGTATTGATCTGCCAGGCATGTATCGGATTCGACACACTTCGAGCAGTTACAAATGAGGTTGTGGTATGACAATTGGCACCAAAACCATCCTGTTTGGCGTTCATCAATTTGCAATCCATCCGTGGTTTGTGGCCTGGGGGTGGTGGAAATTATATGGCATACCGTGGGACATTCGTCTGTGGATAGCTTTTTTCCTCCATGATTTGGGATACATTGGCAAACCAAATCTTGACGGGCCAGAAGGAGAGGAGCATCCTGAATGGGCTGCGGGGGTGATGGGATGGTTTTTCGGCGAGAAGTGGGGTTTCTTTTGTCGATATCATTCCCGCTTTCTGGCTAAGCGGGATGGTCAATCGTTTTCTCGCCTGTGCGTTGCTGACAAGCTTGCTATTGGTCTTTATCCAAGTTGGTTATACCTACCGTTAGCCCGTTTAAGTGGCGAATTAAATGAGTATATGCAAGGTCAGGGAGCCCGCACACCGGCAGGTGAAAGGGGCCCTGGCTTGTGGTTTCGGGATGTGCAACGGTACTGTACCGAGTGGGCATTTGAGCATGCTGATGGTCGACAAGATACATGGACTGGAACAAAAAGGGATTTGGCTGAATGTTTGGACAAGGATGTTTTGTAAAGCAAAGGAGAGCCATGACCTTGCCCGACTTCTTGATAATTGGAGTGCAGAAAGCCGGCACAGTTGCGGCAGCGAAGAACCTTTCATTGCACCCCGACATTTACTGTGATTCAAAGGAGCTGCATTTCTTCGACGAGCATTGGAAGCAGCTGGGTTGGTACAAACGCCAAATCCAGAGGAGGGCAAAGAGAAGGCCCAGGGCTGAGTTGATTGGTGAAAAGACCCCATCCTACATAATGTATCCAGACAGAATGGCGGAGGTGGTGCCAAACGCCCGTCTGGTCTTGCTCTTGCGAAATCCGGTGGAACGTGCAATTTCCCGATGGTGTTCAGCCAGATCGGATCGTATCAACAGACCTGATGCACTTGATTTGATGCACCGAGATATGGTGGGGGATTGGGATAAGCTGCTGACCCGTGGGATCTACTACAAGCAGGTGCGGAGGTTGTTTCATTTTTTCGATCGTCAGCGGGTGTGTATTTGCATCTCCGAGAGGGTGCAGGAAAACATGGCCGGCGAGTACGGTAGGATCATGGGGTTTTTGGGCGTTGATCCCGTACAGGCTGAATTCATGCCCCATCATGAGACAAGCGCCAAGATAAGACCACGGCAGGAGACCGTGGATTTTTTGAAGGATTGGTTTTGGCAAAGCAACTATGCACTTTTTGAAATGCTCGGTTGGGAAGTGCCAGAGTGGGAGTGATCATGGCTCGTCTACTTACAGCGAAGAACCTGTTTTTCCTGCACATGCCTCGGACAGGAGGAACCTGGATCGAGAAGGCTATCACACTCAGTGGTTTTAGATCTATGAGGTGGCTGCAGAAAAAACAGCCAAAATGGATCTGCCTCAAACATGCATTGCTTGCACATGCCAATAAGTTTGAGCGGCTGCATATCAACAACATCTTTTCGGTTGTGCGGCATCCCATCCCCTACTACGAATCGACGTGGAAATGGATCAAGGGCGGAGGGTGTGTGGAAAAGAGGTGGTCGTGGCATCCGACTGCTGTTCCATGGCAGGAGTTTTGCCGATCCGATGATCTAACATTTAACGATTGGGTGTTTTTGATGTTGGAGCATCATCCATTGTGGTACACCCGATTAGTTGAGCAGTACATGGGACCGGCCGGCGGTGAGTTTGTTGATTACATCGGCCGAACAGAAACAGTCTGCGACGATTTTCTCGATGTTGTTCGGTTGTATGGATACGAGGTGGATGAAAAACTGGAGCAGCAGATCCGGGGCATGGGCAAACAGAATGCAAAAGACCTGTCGATTGAATGGTCTGCCGATTTGAAAGCCCGTGTATTGTCCTCCGAGAGATTGATGATCGATCGGTTTTATGGTCCCGAGACAATTGGGAGGCGGCATTATGCTCAATTGGCTGCGGAGAATGCTTCGGACCTGGCTGCTGGGCCCGAACAACAGCACGAGACTTGATGTTGTCCTCCGAGACGGCAACGGGGGATCATCTGTGGCGACTGTTGTGGTCGAGGGCACCATGGGCCTGCACCTGATTGGGCAGCCGGCAGGCCAGCAGGTGGGTATGCGAATGTTTGCCGAACGGGACGCAATCGATAAAAATGACTTCTGGAGGATTTGGCGGCTGTATAATAGGGATGCGGAGTTCAAATGGGCCGATGAGCCAGATAGTAGGTGTTAAATGCTGCAATTAGCTACAGAAAACGAATTGAGGGACATCATAGGGGGCCGCATCAGGGAACACAGGGCCCGGCTGGGGTGGACGCAGACCGATCTTGCTGGTGCTGTGGGGGTGCATCAGGTTACGGTTGCCCTATGGGAGGGGGGCCGACAGCTCCCTACTCGTGTAAATGTCGAGTTACTAGCTGAGGCTTTGGGGATTACAACCATCAAACTAATCAGCAAATCTGCCTGATAAATACCCCGAATCCTGGAATTCGGGGTTTTTCGTGTTGACTTTATAGTGCCAGACGCTATAATAGTAGTAGATGAGGGAGAGGAAAGGGAACCACGAAAGGAGAACAGCACGATGCTCAGTATGGTTTGGATTGTGGTTTTTGCCAGCGTGACCTACGGCTGCTATCGAAGCCTTTGGGAGATCGGGAGGCTGGAGGGGCATGTGAGATGAGAATGGGGCCTACGCACCCAACCACGGAATTGCCAACCACCGGAACCCCCAGGTGGGGGACAGAAAATACCGACGTGGCAAGACTCCGGGTGGGGACGGGTCATCCAGAAAAGATCAGAATATGGGCCCAGTACCCTTGACATTATAGTGCCAGACGCTATAATAGTAGTAGATGAGGAAAGGGAACCACGAAAGGAGAAACGATGAAGGCCAAAACCCGCAAGCCGAGTGACCACGACATCCGAGTCCGGTTCAATGATGGCTACCACGACGCCGCTTGGGAGGTGAAAAACAACCGCCTGAGAAAGCGCGTGATGGACGGACCCCACACCACGACGCAGGTGAGCCACGAGCATTCGGAAGCCTACTTCTTCGGCCACCAGTTGGGCCAGATGGACACCGAAGCTGGCCGATACAATGGCAGTAGCGAGACCGCCTGGAGGATGGTTGCAGCAAAGGCCAAATTCGATAACTAACCACCACCACCCACCCCGGGCCCCACGCGGGGCCCGGGGGTTGCAGGAGGCCGAAACGATGCGATTCACCGCAACCCACCACCCCGGCGGATTCGAGGCACTGCAACACCTGGAGTGCTCGGGCGACGGTGTGGCCGTGATTGTCGACGGTGATCACTACACGATGAAGCAGGCCGAGGCCGATCGGATGCAGGCCGCCGGCATCAAGATGGCATACCTGTGCCGCAGGGACAACAAGACCTACACCGTGCCCGTGAACGAGGGCTAGACGATGACCAACCTGGAGGGAGAGACGATGCAGACTTTAGAAGAGCGGATTCAGGGCCACATCACCGGCGCCACAGTGACCGAGGCCCGCCACCTGGGCATCTTCGACCTGATTGGCGAGGGGGAGGCGCAGGTACATGTCTTCGCCTATCGCACCGATGCCTGCGATTACGAGATGCGGGGCGCGTTCACCAATGGCGATCCCGTGTGGGAAGAAGATGATCCCGAGGCGTTCGCCCGAATGATCGGCGAGGCTGACTGATCACCCCAACCACTTCAAGGAGATTGGACAAAGAGCCAAAACGGCATCCCAGGGGCCACCTGGCGGCCCCTGTCGCCGTTCTGGGGGGTGGGTTGGTATCCTTTGCCTAGTAGGTTAGATGGGCGTCAGACGGCCAACCAACGCCCCAAAGTCCATCCAGAAAAGATCAGAATATGGGCCCCGTACCCTTGACTTTATAGCGTCAGACGCTATAATAGTAGTAGATGAGGGAGAGGAAAGGGAACCACGAAAGGAGAAACGATGAGAAACGGCACACTGACCGCAGTAGGGGTAGCCAGGACGATTCAAAGGGGAGCAGAGGATGCCTTGACCCCCCAGGGCCAGATGAAGTTTCTCGAAGATTTGGGCGGCATGCTGCAGGAGATGGCCATGCAAAGAGCCTACACAGGCGGCTATGTGGATGTTCAGAGGGAGAAGGACAGCGACTTCCTCCAGCGGATGGCCGACGCCTTGCGAGATCGGACATAGCCCCCCATTTCCCACCAACGGCAACCAAGGAGCTTGGCATGAGACAGACAGTAAAAATCAGGGATCTGATCGAACGGGTCAACAGCCGGAACAGGAACAGCACCTGCGAAGCTGACTGCCGTTGGGGGTGGAATAGCCTGCTGGAAGAGGTGCTGATGGCAAACAATACCTACGCTGGTTTTCGCTATCTCGAAAAACGTGAGGTTCCAGCCGGGTTCGATCCTGGCCTTTCGGATGTTGGCGACAGGCGGAGGTTCCCTGATCCTTCACGGGTGGAGTACCTGGTCCACAGCAAACTCAAGACGGCGAAAGGAGCTTGACATGACGACTACGATCGAAACAACCAGAGAACAGAGAAAGCGGGCCCGAATTGCGGCTGGGCTCAACCCCAGGAACACAAGGCCAGTGGAGGTCATTCCCTCCAGCAACCAGACCCCGGAGTTGGTTGGCCGTGGCTACTACCACACGACCCTCAGCGGGCGGACCATAGTTCGGCATCCCAACGCATGCGGCTGGCCGACTTGGTATCATCACAGCACACTCCGAGTGGTTGTGGGCGAGGAGTGGCTGCGGGATTGTAGCAGCAAAGGAGCTTGACATGGCTAGGGATTCCCAACGCCAAGCCGTTTACAATTGGGGAGTCAGAGTGCGCAGCAAGTTTGGAGCCCTTACCCTGACCCTGGAGGAGTGTCAGGAGTTGATCAACAAGGTCTACGACGATTACAAGCCTGGTGCAAAACCCCCCAAAGCCGTAAGAAAACAGCAGCGGCGGGGGCCTGCGAGTTACTACCCCTATGAACACAAAATCGTTCTTCCCCAATGGGCACGAAACGAGCTGACCGTATTGCATGAGGTGGCTCATGCAATAGCAGGCCCAAACGACGGCGCTTGGCATGGGCCCGTCTTCGCTGCTTTGCTGATTCAGTTGTGGGTGGAGTATTTGGATTTGCCACGGCCCATATTAGCTAGATTGGCAATCCCCAATGGGGACAGACAACGCAGAGTCTATTTTGCCGAGGCCGCATCCACCCCACGCAAACCAAGAGCTGCATGGAGGAGATGGAGATTCGCCCGAGATAACTTGCGAAGGGAACTGCGGGAGCACGAGAAAGCGGAACCCGATAAGTATGATGCTGGTTGATTGTTTTGTCCCCATTACACAAGGAGAATTGATATGACACGCAACATGCTAGACCGAGGCGCATGCCGCAAGTTGGAGGATTTGGTGCTGGAGCACAAGGCGGAGTTTGCGGCTGGGAAATGGACCGACAAGGCTTTCGCCGAGTTTGCCGGTCGGAGGATCGGGCGGCCGGTGACGGCGGCAAACATTCTTGGGGCCCGCAAAACGATGGACGTTGCCACGACGAAGGGCGGCAGCAATGGCCATGGCCCAGCGAGTCTGGTCCAGATGCGAGCGGCCCTGAAGATCGTCACCAACGAGCTGATTCGGCTTGAGGGGGAAATGGGGCTGACCGCCACCCCAGCCCTGGAGATGCTGAATGATTCTTTCGAGAATTAGTTTTGCAAGGAGCAGAGAAGGGGCCTTGACAATTGTAGTGCCAGACACTATAGTTCAACCATGGAAGCTGAAGCAACCACCACGCAGGAGGATTGAACGATGCGACAGGGTTTACAAATCCAGGGGTTGGCCGAGGAGTTGGAACGGCAAAGGAAGTCCAAACGGGACTACCTGATCGACACCCGGTCGATGCAGTTTGCCCTGGCGAATGACAGCGTCGTGCTGGCCGTCGATCTGCCGGGGGATGGTGCCACCGAGATGCCGCTGCGCAAGACGGCGCATCGGCAATTTGGGTTGGCATTGGACATCCCAAAGAAGTACTACGATCGGATGGCAGATCAAGCCCCCGATCTGCTCGCCCTGAATCTCAACCATTGGCTGCGAGCGGCGCCGAAACGAAAGCTGCTACGGACAATGGATGGGGATGTGCGAGCACTTCTCAGTGATCGATACCGCCCCCTCGACAACTACGATCTGGCGGCTGCCGTGCTGCCAAAGCTGGGCGAATTGGATGCCGAGGTGGTGAGCAGCGACATCACGGAGGATTGGTTTTACCTGAAGGCGACAACGCCGAAGATCATCGGTGATGTGCAGGAGGGGGACACAATCCAGGCTGGGATTGTGGTGGCAAACAGCGAGGTGGGTGCCGGGGCCCTCAAGATCGAGGAGATGGATTATCGCCTGGTGTGTATCAATGGAATGATCCGGAGTGTGGCCGTCCGCAAAACCCACCTGGGCAGGGGAAACGACCCCATGGACGGGGCCCGTGAGTTTTTCCGCGACGAGACCAGGCGGCTGGAAGACGCGGCATTCTGGAACAAGGTGGTCGACACGACGACATCCTTGTTTGATCAGGAGCGATTCGACCGGAGATTGCTGGAGTACAAGGATTCGATGGGCCGGGATTTGAGCAACCCCATCAAGGCGGTCGAGGCCGTGGCATCCAAGCTCGATTTCTCCGAGGGCGAGCAGGACAATGTCCTGAGCCACCTGATCCGAGGCGGTGACCTGACACAGTGGGGCCTGGCCAACGCAGTCACGCGAGCCTCGCAGGATGTCGAGGATTACAACCGGGCGACGGAAATGGAATCGGCCGGCGGGCAGATCATCGAGCTGCCCCCCGAGGATTGGGCTGGCGTATCCGCTTAAGTTTTGGGGATGGGGGTGGCCCTTTGGGGCTGCCCCCATTTTTAGGAGAACGCAATGATCACAAAAGCAGCCGAGCACGATACCGAGCATGACGCTGTCCTGGAAACATATCGTGATGTGGAAAACATGCTGCGGAAGATTTGCTGGAAGTACATGCGATGCCGCTACGAGGGTGGTGGCAGTTGCGAATTCCTCGATCGCATGGGCACAGCCACCGAGATTTTTCTAAGGGCTTATTTGCGATGGGACCCGAAGCAGGGGAGTAGTTTCACCACCTACTTATATCGAGCCGTAGCAAATGGCCTGCAGAATGAATGCAAGAAGTGCTCCAAAAATAGGTGGATCTACCGAGACCCGAGCAAGTTGGAATGGGTCGCTGATTACCGGGGCCAGGATCGCTATGAGAATTTGTCGGATGATGCAAGAGCCGTGGTTTCGACGATCTTGGAATCTGGGGAGGAGTTGCGAGCCCTACTGGAAACGACAACCGACAAGCGTGGTATCATAAGAGCGTATCTGGCAGGGCAGGGCTGGATGATGGGCCGCATCACAGACGCCTTTGTGGAATTGCAGGCCGAGTTATGATGGGAGTCAAGCTGGTTGTACGGCGGTTGGGCCGGTACTGGTGGATAACAGGAGATGAGGAGGATGGGCCCTACGGACCATTTGAGACGAAGAAAGAGGCCCTCGAAAGTAGGCGGGATCTGAATCGAACCATGAAGGATGTTGATTTCTCAGATTGTCATTGGCCTTGGGAGGATGAAAAATGATGTTGAGTAAAGTGTCCCAACAATCGAAACCATGTCCACGAGGGCAGCTGAACGCAACGTTTGAGCAGCTGTTTCATGCTGGGTGCATCCAAACGGGGGCGGACATACACAACGATTTTCAGATAGCTCATCATCAGTTTGCAGTGATGTTCGCCGGTTTGCTGGAGGTTACGGGGGGCAACATTTGCGATGGATGTCCGGCATATAGCCAAGGGAAGTGCAGGGCCTTCCAGCAGTACCACACAGGTGCGCCAAGATACAAAATCAGGACTGATGGCATTACTGGCGACTTGAAAGCCACGAGGCGAAAGCCTGCCCCATCGGATGCCTGTGTGGCACCTGGAACATCCACGCATCCCGGAATGTCGATCAAACAGATTGCTGAGGAGCTGGGCATTTCCAAGAACGAGGTTCGCAGACGGAAGTTGCGAGGGGAAATTTGAATGACCGAGTTGTTGATTTTGATCTTGGCGGTTTACATTGTTTCGTTGATGGATGACCTTCCCGTATAAGAGAAGTGGAGGTTCTTTAAGAAAGGTGGTGACGCCTATGATTGTGTTGTAAGAGCTACTTGCTCAGAAGACCTCGATTTAATTACCTCTTGGTGCGTAGGAAGCACGGATAAGACACAAACGGCGAAGAGCTGAAAGGAAGTGTAAAATGAATCGAGGCGGATGATGAAAGTCCGCCAAAACTCAGCTATCGACACGAGGTAGGAGGGGGCAGTGGCTGCGACGACAGGCTCACCAACACCTGGGGTTGCTGCCCTCTCCCCTTTTTCAATCAGGAGATTTCCAGATGAGTATTTACGCCCTACCATTCCCGACCCGTGGCATCGACAAGATCAGCCGGAAGGAGATTGTAGAGATCTTCATGTTAGCTGCGAAGTCACAGCCTGGGTTCTACGATGAGCACGATGTGCCCATTGATCTTCGCTGGCCATACAAGCGGAGCAACAAAACGCCGATGGATGAAGCACGTTGCCTGTTTCTTCGATTGTGGCCCACTATTCCTAATGGTGTGAAGCTGTCCTTCTTACAAGTGCAGATGCAGCGGGGCATGGATTACATGTGGAAGTGCTTTGATGCTTTTGGAAGTGCTGGTTTTCCATTGGCATTTGACGAAGAGGACGATCCGTACTTGACAGTGGTTGACGCTGTGGCAGCAGTGCAAGATGCTATAAAAAGGCTGCAGGAGAGTGGATTGTGAAAGTACCACCAGTGACATGGGCTGGCGTCAACATCTTGTTCCTGAAACGCAGCCGGGCTCTGCGGGAAGCCGATGGGTATGGTGAACTGGCTGCTTTGTACCCACCCGATCATCCACACCACAAAGCCATGATCCGGAAGGTGCGGGATGTTCTTTTCGAATTCAATAGGTGGAGTCATCCGGAGTGGCCAGCCGATAGGTGTGTCCCGATCATCGTTGATGGCGGCAAGTCCAATCACTCAGGAGATTAGTCATGACAAAGTTAATGGGTCTTTTGCCCACACAAGATCACTGCTGCCGGGAGGTGGGGCTGGATGCAGCCGGCAAGCCCGTCCGATGCAATGGTCGGGGCTACGTCAGAATGGACGGCAAGCCGTTCTGCCGTCGTCATTTCGGGGAGATGCAGAAGGTGGTTGAGGTGCTTGTTAGAGGCAAAGGCAAATGAGGCCATTCTCATACCAGGATGAGTGCGTGTGTGAGGTCGAGCAATTTGGTGGCCGTGCTTTGCTGGCATGTGATCCTGGGTTGGGCAAGACGGCCATGACTCTCTGGTGGTTGCTGAGGAACAACCAGGCATCATTTCCGGCTGTGGTTGTCTGTCCAGCATCGGTCAAATACCATTGGGAAGAGCAGGTACGCAGGATATTGGAAATAGAGGCAACAACGGCTGAGGGCCGCATGCCATCAAGGAAGGTCCGTTTTGACATTCTGATAATCAATTATGACATCTTATCCGGTTGGGTGGATTACATCCGAGAGGCCGGTGTTCAAACTGTTGTTCTTGATGAGATTCAGTACGTTGCCAACCGCACAAAACGGACAAAGGCTGCCCAGGCAATTGTGAAGGGAACACCCCATGTCATCGGTCTAAGTGGGACGCCCCTTGTCAACAGGCCTATTGAGTTGTTTAACGGCCTGCAAATGATCCGACCATCCATATTCCGCAGTCGGCTAAAATACGCCGAGAGGTATTGTGGGCCGAGGTGGACGCCTTGGGGTGTAAAGTATTCGGGGGCTACCCATACCGAAGAGCTGCACCGATTGCTGCTTGATAGCTGTATGGTGAGGAGACGCAAGACCGAGGTGCTGCCAGATCTACCTGACAAAATTCGACGGGTGATAACTCTTCCGATGGATCATGCTGCCGAATACGATCGGGCAAACGAAGACTTTCTGAATTGGTTGGCAGAGAAGGATGTCAAGAAGGCCAACAAAGCTGCCAGAGCTGAGGGCCTGACAAAAACGGGGTATCTGCTGCGGTTGGCTGCCCGTCTCAAGCTGCGAAATGCCGTGGAATGGATCAATACCTTTCTCCAGGACACAGACGAGCAATTGGTGGTCTATTGTGTGCACCGGGCGGCAGCTCGGGCATTGGAGCGGAGGTGCAAGGCCACCTCGGTCGTGGTTGATGGCTCGCTGACCGGCCGGCGGAGACAGCATGCTGTGGATAGTTTCCAAGGGGGCGCATTGCGGCTGCTGATTGGGAATATCAGAGCTGCGGGGGTGGGCATAACGCTAACAGCCAGCTCAAATGTAGTGTTTGTCGAGTTGCCATGGCAGCCGGGGGTGGTGGTGCAGGCTGAGGATCGCATTCACCGGATTGGCACCAAGCAGGAGGCATGGTGCTGGTATTTGGTGGCCGGGGGATCAATAGAGGAGAAGCTGTGTGGCATTTTGCAATCGAAACAGCAAGTGCTTTCCTCGGTGTTGGATGGGCACCCCCTACAGGGTGATCTAGATATCTACAACCAATTGATGCGATCCATGGCTGTTCACACACCCAAAACGGGCCGTCTGGGGCCACAGGAGGGCACAGGGCAGTCTTTCAGGCAGGGCTTGGTGTCCTAAGCCCCTGGGGCATGCGGGGGCTCATACGCGATTTGCGGGGCCCAGGGGGATGGCAAAATTACCAGATTCCAGTCGGTTTTTGGCCTTTATGCTGTTGACTTTATAGCGTCAGACGCTATAATAGTAGTAGATGAAGAAAGGGAACCACGAAAGGAGAAAAAGATGGACGCCCGCGAATTGGTAGCCTTCATGGAAAAAGCCACCTCCGACCTGGAGGAATTGGTAGGCTTCCTCAAGGATGAGGTAGAAGGAACGGCCCAGCAGGTCGGGACCGCCAGGAAGTTCGGGCTGGGCCCAAACATTCTGGCCCCCGAATTGGCAGAGAAAAACGTGCTTCCCAGGATCGAAGCACTTCGCCGGCTGGTGAATAGGTACAAAAGCAGCCTGGAGAACGGGATCAAGAAGGGAAGGGAGAGCTGAAATGACAAATACAGATGTGAAGATTGGCGACTTCGAGATTGTTGACCACGGAATCATGTATTCCGACTACTTCCAGGGCTGCGGGGTAGCATATACCGACTTCAGCCAGGTGGTAACCGGGATCGGCAACAGCCCGGCTGAGGCTGGCCAGGATTGCCTGGAGCAGATCGCCTCGATGGGCTACGATGCCGACGATTTGGAGGCCCAGATCGTGGCCGATCGGGGTGGGCATTGGCTGCCGACCGAGCCCAGTGTTTTGGGGGTTGTTGGCGAGGACGCTCACGATTGTTACTACTACGTTAGCATTCGATTTCGGGAGGGGTGAATAATGGGGACTGAGCAATCAGGGAATATTGAAAAGCCTTTTGACCTCGACTCAGAAATTGGCGTAATGATTGGCTGTGCCATGGGCCACGGTTGCATCGGCACCAGGATACTTTGGGGCCGCGTTGAGCAGCTCACAACCAAGGCCGTTCGGTTGTCGACCGACTATGGTCCAATATGGTTCCCCTGCAAGTCACTACGGCCGATGCAAACTAACGGCATTTACCTGCTAGCCCGATGGTTCCGGCCGAACGACTACCAATCACGAATCTTCGATCGGGTTGATGGCAACGTGGTATCAGCCAAACAAGACTAGTTTTGGAACAGCTGGGCCTTATTGTTGGGGTGTGAATGCCCCACCCACCAAAGGAGAACCCAGATGAAAACCCTACACCACAATCTCGGACAGGATCAGGTCTGCAAGTGGACCAAGGATGAGCTTCTGGAGGGGCTCGCAAACACGAAACACGGGGGATATGCCCGCAAACAGATGTCGAAACAGGCATTGCTGGACATGGCTATGGATGTGCTGGCTGAGAGGAAGAAGAGACACGAGGCCGAGGAAAAGGCCAAGGCGGATCAACGCATGGTCGAATTGGCTCGGGAGTGGGCTGACAAGAGGGTGCAGCAACTGGTCCGTGAGACCTATATTGCCGTGCTAAGGCATTACAGATCGCGCCGAGCCGTCATCCGCAAGTTCAGGAAGGAGTTGAGCAGCTGTCACATCATGGGCTGTGGTCATGTCATGGCCTGGAGCGGTGAGGGGTTGTTTGATGCGGTTGAGGTTGGTCGTGAGATTCGAGTGATGCTCAAGTATGTTTTCAAGCAGGCCATACACCAGACCGACACCACGGCCGAAATGATCGGGCTGATTGAGGAGAGCACCCTTTCGTTTCTGCGTGACATCACAGAGTACGACGACTACAGACACAACAGCACCTCGACCATGCACAATATCGAAAACACCAGTCGGTTTCGTGCAAAGCAGTATATGTACAGATTGGGAAACGAATTGGTCAAAGCCATGAAACGGTCGCTGGCTAAGGATGAGCCTTTGTACCTGGGAACTTGCATGTGAATAGTGGAAACCCATTTCCGTTTATGACTACGATTAGGAGCTTGATCCGATGAAATTTGAAACGCCTGTCTTGACGTTGGGTGGGGGTATTTACGAGGGGAGGGGTGGAGTGGCCCCTGTGTGTGGGGACTTCATTATTGATTTCTTCGAGCAATGCCCGGAGAGGATCGTGTTGGTGTTCTCGAACCGTCCCAGTAAGGATGCCTTGGAAATCAGCATCCGACCCTTCCAGGGAATAAACCAAACCACTTATTTTGAATGGAGGCCGGAAGAGCTGTTAGCATATAGGGGTGCTTGGGATGGCACATACATAGATTTTGACGATTGGCTTCGTAAACAACCCGTTGACTGGAAACCAGACAAGATCAGAACATTCCATGTGTCCGTCTACGAGGTCGTACAATGAGTGTGGATTACAGAGATCTCCGAAAAGCTGCCCGTTTGGTGTTTGTGCTGGAGGGTGGAGATCATGGGCCGAAGCACTGGCATCGGGTGGAACGAAACGGAGTTAGGATTGCCAAAATGGACGGCCGTGTGGATGTGGTTGTCGTGCGGTTGTTTGCGATTCTGCACGACTGCAAGCGTCAGGGTGAACTGTCTGATCCAGACCACGGCCGGCGGGCCGCCGATTTCGCTTGCGAGTTGTTCCAATTCATGCACTTACCAATCGATGAGCTTCGATTTCAGAAACTCCACTACGCGCTCGCCATGCACAACGAGGCTCTGGTAACAGAAGACCCTACAATAGGGGCCTGTTGGGATGCCGACCGACTTGATCTGCCTCGGGTCGGCATCGTGCCAGATCCTGAATTGCTGTCCACCGATGCAGCCAAACGGTTATTACAGCAGGTTGTTGAGGGCAGAGAACCATGAGGGTGCAAAACATGACAGAACGGGATCAAATGGGTCCGCCAGAATCAGGTTGTATTGATCTCAGACCTGATGGCTGGCCAAAGCCACAAGGCCAACGACGCCTGGGATTGCAGCCACCAAGCTGGGTATGTCCAAGGTGTGGATGCACAGATGTGAGAAAGAGACGCCGCCGGAATGGGTGCTTGTGCATTGACTGTATAAGCAGAGTAGCTGAAAGGATGCAGATCGGTGATTGGATCGACCAGGTTTTGCTGGCAGAAGAGGGCCGGCGGGTTGAATGCGTCGTCCATCGGCCCAATCTTCGCCCACCTACATTTTGCGTGGATAATCAAAGAGGTGGGCAATGACAATTGAAGAGCTGCTCAAGGAACTGAACATCCCCTGCCGAGAAGGCGGGACACATCGGCACGTCCGCCATGGGTGGGTCGGTTTGCAGTGCCCCTGGTGTGGGACGTCGAGTTGGCATCTCGGCATCCGCCTCAGCGACGGGTTCTGCACCTGCTGGAGATGTGGCAGCCACCGATTGGGTGATGTGGTGATGGAGATCACGGGAAGGGGGTGGCCTGATGTCAAGAAGCTGATACAAAGCGTGGAATCAGGCCATCTGGGGCCACAGGATGGCCCACGTCGGGACCAATCAGCCGGCAGGATAACCTTGCCCAGTGGCCTGATGCAGGGCTTAGGGGGGCCACACAGGCGGTATTTGGCCGCCAGGGGGTTTGATCCGAATGAAATAGCATCTGTATGGGGGGTGCGGGGCATTGGATTGGCAGCCCGGATGGCCTGGCGGTTGTGGATTCCGATAACGGTTCGGGGCAGCGTTGTGAGCTGGACCACAAGAACAATAGGCAGTGCCCAACCCCGGTACATTTCAGCCAGCCCCGAGCAGGAGGCACTGTCGCACCGAGATGTTTTGTATGGCGCTGACTTGGCATACCATACGGCTGTGGTCTGTGAGGGGCCAATTGATGCATGGGCAATCGGTCCTGGGGGTGTGGCCGTGTTTGGTCTGATGTACAGCAGGGCCCAGGTGCTCGAAATTGCGTCGTACCCACGGCGGATTGTCTGCCTGGACGCTACAGAGGATGGACAAGCACGAGCCGCTAAGTTGGTGGGGGATTTGCGTGGATTCGATGGTGAGACTTTCAACCTGTGCTTGGAGACCGGGAAAGATCCGGCCGAGGCTGATGCAGAGGAAATCAACCAGTTGAGAAACGACTTTTTGTGTGAAGGGAGAAAGACATGAATACGGCAGCAGCACGACCCAACGTATCCTTGGGGCGGGTGGGAGTAACAGGCAAGGAGAGCAAGCTGCTTAATGCAGCAGAGCACCTGAAACTCATGGTTTTGATTTTGAGTGGCTTACTGGCATGTGATGTTTTTTGGGGATTTCTAATCACCTTCGGACCTGCGGATTTGTTTCAACCGCAAACAACCCTGGTGCTGATGTCCGTTGTTTGGGGGGTGAATGCTTTAGCTGGCAGCATCACGACCTTGTTTATTTTGATGCTGTTGGCCCATGCAGCCGGGGTGGTTGTGCAGATTGCAACCACGCTGAGAAAGGCCGAAATGGAGAACCAAAAGTTGCGGCTGCATAACACCCTGTCAGAAAACCGAAAACTGGCCTAGCTTGCTAGTTGGAAAGTTGGTATCATAAGGCGGAATACCAAACACAAAACAAAGGGCCGAGGGCATTCGGTTGATGGGCATAGCATATGATACAATCACGACTTTGTGTGTTGTGCCTAAAGACCGGCCCCAAATGCCAAACAGGGCCGGTTTTTTAATGGCCTTGTCCTGGTGAGAACATGCACAAGTCGGCAAAAGTCCGTGGGCGAGTCAAGTACACCCATGTCCAATATGGTCGGGGGGCCAATAACGCCGTCGAAGTTGCTTTGCAAACAATCGACATGCTGCAGTTGCCACCAGAAACTTCGATGGACTTGATCCGCTTGTTTGGGCGCGTCATGAAGGAACGGTTGGCCCTGGAAACTGGCATCAACAAGCTCCGGGAGGATTGGGTCACCCGTGCCATAAACGAGGCTCTCATAGAATTGAACAAGGGCAAACAGAATGGACGGCCGGAAATGGTCGGATGATCGATTCGACGCTCTGATTACAAATCTGATCAGCCATGCAGGGTGGTTCCCGGTGCATCGAGCACTTGTCGAGCAGGTTGGTATGGAAGCAGCCTGCATTCTCCACTATCTGATCAACTATTACAGTCGGATCAGGGGATCAATAAGTAGCAAAGCGGATGAGGGCTGGTTCTTTTGTACTGCTCAGAAAATGGAGCAGGAGCTGTCTATTACGGGCAAGATGCAAACCCGATTGCTCAATCATTTAGCTGATGAGGATTGTCCCCTTATCAGATTTCGGCGAATGAAAATGCCAGCTCGACGTTATGTGCAGATCAACACAGAATTGGTAGCTCAGATCATTGCGGATTGGGACAAGAAGAACCCCGGTGGCGCCCGAAAGGGGTCGACCGGTGACGCCCGAAAGGGGTCGACCGGTGACGCCCGAAACGGCGCGACCGGTGACGCCCGAAACGGCGCGACCGGTGGCGCCCGAAAGGGGTCGATATATAGTAAGAAGAAACAGAGTAAGAAGAAAACTGCAGAGCAGCGGGGCCGAAAACGGCCCCGACCTGCCGGTTTGATTTGTGATGAGTGGGACGAACAAGCAGGGGGACATCTTCGAGAGGCTTTGGTACTCCTCGATTCGGATCTGATGCATGGAACGAAAGGGAAAAATCCTGTCTCAATTCAATCCCTCGCAAAGAGCATCTGCCGCATTCGCACAGAGCGAAAGGTTGAAAAATCAGAAATCAAAACAATCATCGTTTGGCTGAAGGCCCACGGCAATGATCAGTATGTTCCAAGAATCAGGCGCAGTGATGATCTGTTTTTGAAGTGGACAGCAATCCGAGATGCTAAACTGAATTGGGATCGTGAGCACGAATCTGGCAACGGTGCTCATGTGAGAAGCGGGGTTGATATTGATGAGCTGAGGTCCAGGTATTTTAACAAGCATGGGCCTGGAGCCGTGCTGCAGAGCCGGGTGGATGCTATTTTGGTATCGATGGGCTTGGAGCCCGGAACAGTTGATCGGGGGATTCTGTGAAGGTTAAGAAGGCCACGGAAGGATCTGATATCAGGCGGGTGCTTGGTTCGATGGTAGCAGATCCGGTTGTATGTGCCCGTGTGTCTTCGCATTGGGACGTCGGGGGGCTGTTTTCAGGGTCGTGTGAGAATCGACTGGCATCTTGGTGTGTGCAGCACTTCCGCTCGTATGATAATCCAATAGGAGCTGATCTGGAGTCCCGGTTCGACGAATGGGCAGTCACCAGAAATGGGGATGGTGAGGTCCAGTTGATGGAAAAGCTGATTCGACATGTGATGTCGGATTATGAAAAGTTGGGGGATGGGGGATCACAGGAATATGTGCTGGACATAGCAGGCCGGCTGTTCAATCAGGTCCGCATGGAGAAGCTCATCCGTCAGGTTGAGGCCGATCTGGACAGAAGGCATGTGGTGGATGCTCATGATAAGCTGGCCAGGTATTCTAGGTTGGAATTGGGTACAGGGAGCATCATCAGGCCAGGATCTGATTTTGAGTGCTGGCAGGATTCGTTTGATCATTCCGATAACAACGTCTTGATCCGGTATCCGGGGGCCCTTGGCCAATTCGTGGAGGATGAGCTGTCACGGGATTCGTTCGTTGCATTCCTTGGCACAGCGAAGGTGGGGAAAACCTGGTGGCTGATTGATCTGGCTTATCGAGCTGTGAGACGCCGCAAGCGGGTGGTGTATTGCGAGGCCGGCGACCTGAGCAAGCGGCAGATACTTCGACGGTTGGGGCAGAGATGTCTGCGTCGTCCTACTAGGGGTGGGGTGTATGTGCGCCCCGTGAGCTTCGGGACAAGAGATGATTTGGTAACCGAAGAGGTTAGTTACCAGGCAATCACAGCACAAGACTGCTTCCATGGTTGGCGCAAGGTCACGGCAGGAAAAGATCGTTTCCGGCTGTTGTGCTTCCCGAACAGTAGCCTGACTGTGGACATGATAAGCAGCCAATTATCTGACTGGGCTGGTGAAGGATGGGCACCAGATGTTGTTGTGATTGATTATGCTGACATCCTGGCCCCACCGGTTGGTGTCATGGATAAACGAGATCAGATCAACGAGAACTGGAAGCATCTCAGGCGGATCACGCAGGAGTATCATTGCCTTGTCGCAACTGCTACGCAGGCAGATTCTAAGGCAATGAAATCAGATCTGCTCAGACGGGAGAACTTCGCCGATGACCGGCGGAAATATGATCATGTGACTGCGATGTGGGGATTGAACACATCTGAGAAGGACAAGGACCGGGGCACGATCAGGGTTAATTACTTGGTACGACGCGAGGGCGAGTTTGTCGAGACTCGTGTGGTCCATGTGGCTGCGTGTTTGGGCTTGGGGATGCCAATAGTGAGATCTGTTTTCTGATTTTATGGTAACAGCTGATTGGTTTGGCTGTAGTATAGGCTGACGAGACCAATTTTGGGTTTACTAGATCTAAGGGAGATTCAGATGTTGAAAGTACTGCGAGACGATGCTGTGGCCCTGTGTGAGGGACTGGGTTTCAAGACGTGCCGGAAGTGGACAAAAAACCGGATGACGAGAAAACTTGGTGAACTGGCATTCATCGAGGAAATTGAGGTCGACGAGGATGTGGTCGAGGATGAGGATGAGCGTGAGCGGCTGAATGACATTCTCGACGACATCAAAGATGCCGAAGGTGAGGTGGATGTGGTTATTGGCGAGGATCTGAGATCACCCAAGCCCAAGCCCAAGCCGGAGGACGAGCCGGAGGACGAGCCCGAGCCCAAGCCCAAGAAGAGACGGGGAAAGAGGGGGAAGAAGTCGACCGAGCCCGAGCCCGATGACGAGGACGAG